CAACGACCCAGCCAACTCCGCGCTCATCGTGGCGCTGCTGGCCACGGCTGGGACAGACGCCGTGTTGCGGGACCTCGACGACTTCGCCGCTATCGAGTCGGAGCCGTCCACGGCCGAGACCACCGCCACCTCGTACGGCCGGAAGGTGCTGACCGACACGGACATCACCGGGTCCACCGTCGATGACGCCACCGACACCCGCTACACCGACATCGCCGACCAGACCTGGTCAGCGATCGGCGGCACCACCGACACCGCCCTGTCGGACATGCTCGTGGGTTACGACTCCGACACGACGGCGGGCACCGACGCGAACATCGAGCCCATTTCTCAGCACGACTTCGTGCTGGCATCCACCAATGGGGGAGACGTGACGGCCCAGATCAATGCGTCCGGCCTGTGGTCCGCCTCGAGCACGAACTGACCGATGCCGGTACCCACCAAGACGACCGCCAGCGTGTTCACCGAGCGCTGGCGTCGATTCCTCGACGTCAACGAGCAGATCAAGCAGGTGGCCCAGGGGCTGAGGAACACGGCAGGTGGCCCAGGCACCCTCTACAAGCACAAGGTGGCCCAGGTATCGACCACGATCGTGCGACTGGCCCAGGTGGACCTCGCGCAGAACGTGCAGAACGCGCAGACCGACGGGTTCGCCACGTGGGCCCAGTCGCAGGTGGGCGAGGTCATTGACCTGGTGGCCGGGTACGTCGACCTCCAGGCCAAGGTCTCCACGTGGGGAACGTGGATCGACGCGAACGTCGGGTCGCTCTACGAGATGTCTGGGGGCCAACAGACGCCCATCTCGCTCACCACCGGCGAGAAGGCCGCGCTAGTCACACAACTCGACCAGATCCTGTCGGAGTTTATCGCCTGAGGGGTGACGGATGCCAGCGCCCACCGTCGCCGCAAGCGAAGTCAACAATGCCGCATACAGCTATAGCACTACGTTTGCGCCGCAGACGAACACCGACCGCGCACTCGTGGTGTTCACCGGATCCTCGGACCGGAACCAGAACGAGCGCAACAACATCACGGCGTCGTACGACAACACGTCGTTCACGGACGACAACGGCCATGACTACGCCAACGACGGCTCGTTCCCCTGGTCCGCCGTCAACGCAGACGGGCACAGCGACGACGACACCGCCCTAGATGTGAAGGCGTCCAGCGCCAACCTGTCGATCCAGAGTTGCGGCGCCGAGTCCGCGATCTTCATTGTCGACTTGGCAGACGTCAACGACGGAACTCCGGATGCCACGGACACCGCCAGCGGCAGCGGCACGAGCTCTACCGTCACCGTCGCCACCACGCTGGTGGGCAACGTCGCGCTCACGCACACGTGGACCGGGGCCGAGAACTACGCCCACATCGCGGTGGCCTGGGAAGGTACCGACGCCACCCACGTGATCGTGGTTGACATGCTCATCGTGTGGGGTGGGCCCACCATCACGGTCGACGCCAACGCCACCCTACTGCACAGCGACAGCGTCACCACTGGCGACCACCAATACTACGCCGTGTGCACCTACCAGGTGGTATCGGGCAGCAGCGACCAGCAGGTGGCCGCGGGGCTCGCCACCGAGGACGACGCCGCCGAAGCCGTCACGTTCATCGGCGACCAGACGAGCCTGCCCGGGACCGCCACCGAAGACGACGCGGCCCAGGGTGTCACCATCTCCTCGGGCGGGGGCGGGGGCAGCGGGTTTGGCGAGATCGGACACTGGACAGACTCCGGCGGGAGCCAGATCCCCGGCACGACGTACGCGGCCATGGAGTTCGCGGCCGAGACCCGGAACGACGGCATCTACACCCAGGTGTCGAACACCACGTTCGAACTCGACACGCCGGGCCACTACCGCATCACGGCGCGGCTCTACCTGGAGGACACCAGCAACGGCCGCTACAACCCGCAGGCGCAGGTGGTGCTCACGTCGGGCACCGCGGACGTTGTGTTCACCACGCGAGCCACCGGGTACAGCCGGGACACCTCCGAGGACACCGCAGGCGTCGAGGTGGAGGCGTACATCGTCAACGCCTCCGAGAACGCGCAGTTTCAGCTCCAATGGCGCCGGGACACGGATGCACCCACGGGGGGCTCCGTAGTGAATGCCAGTTCGCTCCAGGTCATCCACTACGACCACAGCGCGGTGGGGGTCTACAGCCTCACCACGGCCAACCAGGCACTCGGAGGAACCACGCCCAACGTGGTGGGCCTGACTGCAGACTTCCAGTCGGACACTGCCGCCATCGAAATCTCTGGCGGAAACCTCATCACCTGCAAGACGAGCGGCAGGCTGTACGAGGTGATCGGCTTCATTGCAGGGGACACGGGTGGGGCGCGTACGCAGCGCATCGTCCAGGTCGACTACACAGCTGGCGGGCCAACAGGTGAGCCACGAGGCGTTGCCTACCACCGGAGCGCGACCAACGAATACGCTGGCGCGCTCATCACGGACCTACTCGAGCATGGTGGCACCAACATCACGTTCGAGCTCGAGGTGTTCCGCGGTCCTGGTGTGGCAAACGGAGACGGCGGGGCCGACGTCGATGGGAGCTGGGTTTCCGACACTGGTGGAGTTTGCGTCATCGAACTGCCCGATGGGGTGGAAGGCGGGCGCTGGTACGACGGGACGGCGTTGCAGACGATCAGCGGCACGACCGACGTGGACCTCAACATTGCCCGCACGACGAGCCACGAGGACACAGCGTCGTTCAGTCGTGACTCCAACACCCAGGTGGAGGCCGTGGTCACCATGGACGCAATGGTGCAAACCAACGCGTTCGCCGCGGCCAACGACGTGAGCGCTGGGTCTCGGTACACGGGCATCCACTCCATCACCATCAACGGGACCAAGCAAACGCTGGGCGTGGCCGTCGACTACTCCCGCGGCAACCAAGGGACGACGAGCACCTTCGGATGGAGCGGCCATGCAGGCGCAGTCTACGAGCTTCTCGCCGCTGACCTCATCGGCTCGTCAGCTGTCCGCATCGCTGGTGGCGAGGCCGGGCAGACGAACCAGACGCAGCCGGGCACGGTCATCATGTACGCGATCAACCTTGACAGTTTCCCTGGGGGCGGGGGCGGGAGCCAACTGCTCAGCGTGGGGCGCGCGCTCGAGGACGACGAGGCCCTGGGCCTGACCGTTGCCGGGGCCGTGTCGGTGGCCGTGGGCACCGCGACCGAGGAAGACGCAGCCCAGGCCGTGACCCTGGTGCAGCCGGGCACGGTCATCGGCACCGGGATCGCGCTTGAGGACGACGAGGCCCTGGGCCCGGTGCTGGTGGCTGGAGCCGTGACGGTGCCGATCAACGTGGCGACCGAGGACGACGAGGCCCTGGGCGTGACGCCAGCGGCGGGCGCGGTCGCGCTCCCCGTGGGTCTGTCGGCCGAGCTCGACGCCGCACTGACTCACATCCTGGTGCTGGGGGTCATCGCGCTGGCGCTCAACCGGGCGCTCGAAGACGACACCGCCCTGCCCGTGACGTTCGCTGGAGCCACCACCGTGGCCGCGGGAGTCGCCACCGAGGACGACGAGGCCCTACCCCTCACCATCTCGACGGGCACCGTAGTGGCCGCGGGAGTCGCCACCGAGGACGACGAGTCGCTGACGGTCACTCCGGTAGCCGGAGCCGTGACCGTTGCAGCAGGCGCCGCGCTCGAGGACGACACCGCCAACGCGCTCACCCTGGTGCCCGGGGTGGCCACTGTTCAGCCCGGCACCGCCACCGAGAACGACGAGGCTCTACCCCTGACCGTCGCCACCGGCACCGTGGTGGCCACCGGGATCGCCACCGAGGACGACGAGTCGCTGACGGTCACTCCGGTAGCCGGAGCCGTGACCGTTGCAGCAGGCGCCGCGCTCGAGGACGATGAGGCCCTGGCCACCACCATCAACACGGGCACCATCGTGGCGATCGGCCGCGCGCTCGAGGACGACGAAGCACTGCCGGCGACGCTCGCCGCCGGAGCCGTGACGGTGGCCGCAGGGATCGCCACCGAAGACGACGAGTCGCTACCCGTGACGCTCGCCGCGGGGGCCACCACGGTGGCCGTGGGCCGCGCGCTTGAGGACGACGAGGCCCTGCCCGTGACCTTCGCTGGAGCCACCACGGTGGCCGTAGGCCATGCGCTCGAGGACGACGAGTCGCTGGGCCCGGTGGCCATCGTTGGAGCCGTCTCCGTAGCCACAGGGGCCGCCACCGAGGACGACGAGGCTCTACCCATGACGCTCGCCGCCGGAGCTGTGACCGTGGCTGTGGGCCGTGCGCTCGAGGACGACGAGGCTCCACCCGTGACCATCATTACGGACGGTGCGATCGGCGTGCAGGTGGCGTTCGAGGAGGATGAGGCTCTGCCCGTGACCTCGAGCACGGGGCCGGTCACCGTCGCCGCGGGAGCCGCCACCGAGGACGATGCCGCGCTGGGCGCAACGGTCAACACCGCCACCACGATCGGCGCAGGCGCCGCGCTCGAGGACGACGAGGCGTTGCTGCTCTCCGTGGTGAGCGCCCAGCAGGTGGCAACAGCCACCGCGCTCGAGGACGACGAGTCGCTGGGTCCGGTGGTTGTCGTCGGAGCTGTGACGGTGGCCACAGGGGCCGCCACCGAGGACGACGCCGCGCTGGGCGCAACGCCGATCGCGGGTCTCACCACCGTCGCCATCAACGTGGCGCTCGAGGACGACACCGCGCTGCCGATCACCGCCGCCGCGGGCCTGGTGGCGGTGCCGGTCCAGGTGGCGCTCGAGGAGGACGACGCTCGACCCGTGGCCGTGACCTCGATCGTGGCCGTGAGCGTGGGCCCAGCGACCGAAGACGACGACGCGGGTACGATGACCGTGGTGAACGACGAGTTCCTGCCGCTGGGCGTGGCGGCCGAACTCGACAACGCCACCATGGCGCGGGTGCTCTCCACCGCGCTCGCTCAGCTCTCCGAGGTGGACACGATGCGGATCGCCAACTTGATCGTGGCATGGGAGCACAAGGACGAGGACGATCCCCGCGTACCTCCATCACAGTTCCAGTCGGACATCGACGTGGGCCGCCTGCGCTTGTTCAACGACGCGGAGCGGATCGGCATGTTCCCCGTGTTGCCAGCCACGACGCGCTCGCTCACCATTGATACAGGCCGCGCGCTGATCCTGCTCTCCGACAAGCCCTTCGATCTCCAGCTCGTGGCCACCGAGACGTGGCTGACGAACCTCCGCGTGTTCGTGCTGTGGTCGGACGACAGCGCCGCGGGACAGAGCTTCGTCGTGCCCCAGGTACGGAACCAGGGAACAGAGGACGTCCGGATCGAGCTATTCCTACTATCTGAGAGTGCCTGATAGAATCAGGCAAGGAGGCGAGTGTGACGCTGGCGAGTCTGAAGATCGTGGCCGAGCTCCAGGCCGACAGTGGACTGGACCCGCAGTGCGTGCTCGACACGGACGAGCACCCCGGGCCCTTCACCCTGTCCGGCTACGACGAGAAGACGGAGCGGACCCTCGCCCTGGGCCCGGCCGCCGCCGACCAGGCCGTGACCTTCACCGCTGCCGCGGGACTGATCATGGTCAGCGACGAGCCATTCAGCCTGCGACTGGCGGCCGGCGAGACGCTGCTTACGGACCTCAGAGCCTTCGTGCTGTGGTCGGACAGCGTGGCCAACGCCGTGCACGAGACGAGCGTGTTGCTGACCGGCAACGGTCAGCACACCGCCGCAGTGCAGATGAAGCTGATCGAGCGCGAGCCGTAGGAGGGTCAGGTGCCGAAGCCGAAGGACGAGGCAAAGCCACGCCAACGGGTGAAATACCGCCACCCGGAGACCGGAGAGCTACATACCGGCCACGTCCATGGCAGGGGCCACATGGGTGCGACCGTGGTGGGCCAGGACGGTGCGCCGGTGCAGGTGCCCCACGGCGACTACCTGCACCACAACGAGGACGAGGGCGCCGACCAGGAACGCCTCAAGAAGGCCGCCGTGCGCCACCTGGGCCACGGGGGGCAATCCCGCATGGCCACCGTCGCCGCGGCGACGCTGCTCCAGATCGGAGGCGTACCGAAACCCCTCGAGCTCACCGCCGACGACCTGGTGCTGATCACCAACGCGATCCTCATCAAGCCGGAGAAGCTCCGGGTGCGCAAGCCTCCCGAGCTCGTCGAGGTGCTCGAGCACCTGGCTCAGGGTGAGCTCTTCGGTGACCTCACCACCCGGGACCTCCGCGAGTACGCGCAGCACTACGGCGCTGCTGCATCCCAGGATGGACCGACCCGGATGGCCAAGGCGGTAGCCACCGCCCTGGTAATCCCCTCGCTGCCACCGCCTCGCCAGACCTGGCAGTTCGGGTCCTACGTGTGCGAGTACAGGGATGGCCCGTCGGGTATGGGCTACATCACGATCCAACACCCCCAGCTGCCCATGGCGTACCATGAGGCCGTTGGCAACAACCTCGCCAAGGCCGTCAAGACCGCCCGACGGCTCGTCGACGAGTTCGAGAGCGGGAAGGTCCCACACAAGGGCGTTTTCAAGAGGGTAGCAGCATGAGCCTCGGCATCCGGTTCGCTTCGACACTCCACTGCCTGGCCAAGGCCGCTGCCAGCGACAGCGTGCACCCCAACGTGGTGCCCCCTGGGCTCGAGGCCCAAGGAGCGCCGACCTCACCCGCGACGGGAGGCGACGGCCAGAGCACCCCGAACAAGGGGGGCGAGACCACCGACGCCAACGGGGGGCCGGACGGCACGACCAACCCCGGGCGCAGTTCGGCACCGAAGGGCACCTCGGGAGTCCTGACTCCGGCCGGTCCGGGCAAGGGCAACGGCAAGGCCGCCACCTCCGGCGAGCAGGCCAGCAACCCCGCACCGGCCGCCCAGGTGCGACCGGCAGACGCCGCGGTGGCCACACCGAGCCACGACACCACCGGAAGCGGACGAGCCTCCGGCTTCGGTGAGGCCGGGCCATCACTGGGCCAGAAGTGGTCTCAGCGGGGCCGCAACGCGCAGCGACCGGAGAAGGGGCCCCGAGCCCCGGGCGGGTCCGCTGACGGGTCGCTCCGGAGCCGGTGGGAAGCAGTCCGAGGTGGAACGCCGCAGCCGGCCCCGACCGAGACCGCCCCGACGAGCTCGGAGGCTCCCCCTGAGGTTCCCCTCGAGGAGCGAGACCGCCAGACGCGTGGAGCTGGCGACGCCGCACTGCCCAGCGGAAGCGACGGAGGAAGCCTCGACCACCTGGCCAGCAACTCGCTGGCCCGCCACGCGCAGCTCGTGAAGTACCGCACCCAGGCGATCGAGGCGTACAACGAGGCGGTGGCCGCCGGCGACCACGACACGATCGCCCGAGCCTCCCGCGACGGGTTCGCATCCTGGGTGCGTTCGTTCATCGTCGACGACGTGGGCGAGGCCGAGGCGACGAAGTACGACGACCTGCTCGGAGGGTAGGCCATGCGCATCGCGCCCCCCCGAGCGCGTCCCGAGGAGCCCGAGCACCCATTCGTGGGCTCACTCGTCTACCAGGGCGTCACCCTCGACCTCGAGCACCGTCCGGGAGGCATCCGCCGAGGTGTGGACCCGGACGGGAGGCCCTGGTCAATGAAGCTCCCGCACTACTACGGCGAGGTGCGCGGGACGACCGGCGCCGACGGTGACGCCGTCGACGTGATCCTGCTCAAGGACGCGGACCCGTTCGCCCCGTTCGCCTACGTGATCCAGGCCAAGCTGCCGGGAACCAAGGCGTTCGATGAGACCAAGACCGTACTCGGCGCCGCGAGCAAGGCCGAGGCAATCGCCGTGTTCCGGTCGATGTACGGCCGTCCAGGGTTCTACCTCGGCTGTACGCGCTGGACGATGGGCTCATGGGCCACCGCGATGGCCCGCGGCGGGTCGATTCAGAGGGGACGCATGACCAAACCGTTACGCAAGGCGGCCATCAACACGACACGACTGGCCAAGTTGCTCAAGGCGGATGACCCAATCCCGGGCCCCCCTCCCGCAGAGGCCCCGCAGGCGCAGACTCCTCGACCAGGCCATCCGGTACGACGAAACCGGGTGACGCTGGCACGTGCTCCGAAGGACACGGTCATGACCGTGCCCGGGTCGACCGTGGGGTGGCGCAAGACGAGCGACAGAGCCAGCGCGCCGTGGCACCCGGTCGAGCCGTACAGACCCCCCGGCAAGGAGCTGGACCCAGACACGCCGACGCTCTGGATGAACGCGTCCGTCGGTGCCTTTGGCCAGTCATCGCTGACCGCTGCGCAGATGTGGAGCGAGGTCAAACACTCTCCCAAGGGGCAGCCGTACACGTACCTCCACCCCGACCTCCACCTGGCACGACGTGGCTACGAAGGGTGGACACGTGGCGGACAGTTGTACCGGACGCTGCAGGACGCCATCGACAAGACTGAGCCGGTCAGCCGCCCCGCACCCGAAGAGCCCCACGTCATCGTGCCGCTCACGAGCCCCCAGCGCATGGTCTGGGAGGAGCGACAGCAGAACGGATCGGAGGCGATCGCTGCGTCAGGCGCCCAGATGAGGGGCCGCGTCCTACGGGTCCCTGCCGCCAAGCTCGACGTCGCGATCGAAGCCGCGAAGATGCACCGCGAGCTCCACCAGGGGAATGTCGACGACGCGAAGGAAGCCGGCAAGCCTGTGGAGCCCTACGACCGCAACTCCGCAGGACTGTGGAAGAACATCATCAAGCGGCTGAGGGAGGCCAAGAAGCACGCTCCGGCCACCGGCGACACCCCGCGCGAAAAGGCTCTCAGCAAGGTGTCGCTCGCCAAGGTGCGTAGGCTCGAGCGCGCAGGACTCGAGGTGGTCGAGGGCGCCACCGCTGCGGAGCATCGCGACGCCGCGATGGGAGCCGCCGAGATCAGTACGCTCGACACGCTGGCGCGCGTGGGTCTCGGTGTTCGACCCACGGCAATGTCCGAATCGGTGTCGAGCACGGACATCGACGACGAGCAGGTGCAGCCCCGCTATGCCGCGTGGGCACGCTCCAACGGCAGGACGAACAGCGAGCAACTCGCCCACGACCGCCGGAACGGGATGGGCGGGTTCATGGTCTGGATCCGAACCCAGGTGCAGGCATGGCGCGACTACCGTGCGATCCGCGGGGCCCCACCCCTGACGAATGCACAGCACGACGACCTCACCGACTACCTCACTCGGAAGTTCCGCGAGCCCCACGACGAGCCCGAGCTGCACAGCCCGTCATTTCAGAAGTACGCCAGCCTGCAGGGTCGCACAGCGAAGGAGCAGATCCTCCACGACAAGGCAAAGAGCCCTGGCCCCGATTGGATCGCTCCCTTCTTCATGCACTGGAAGACGAGCGAGGAGGAGCCGCCACCGGTCCCGATCACGGGCCCCGATGCAGCGGGCCTCTCTGCGCATCCGCCCAGCGACGAGGTGGTGCAACTGACCGAACGCACCGTGCAGGTGAAGCCGCACGTGCGTGTCTCGAAGACGGGCAAGGTGTCGACGGTCGCAGCTCACACCGCGACGCGCCAGGTGCGCCTCACGCCCCGGCAGGCGTTCAACAAGAAGGCTGTTGAGCTCAACGAGATCGTGGCCGCCGGTGGGCCAGACGCCGAGGTGGCCCAGGCCGAGCTCGCCCGCCGTGCCGCCAAGCCCAAGCGGGGGGGCAGGAAGAAGAAGGGCGCCGCCGCGAGCTCGGCGCCCACCCGCACCGCCACCCGCACCGCCACCCGCACCGCCACCCGCACCGCCACCAGGCGGCCGAAGAAGGAGCCGAAGAAGGAGCCGAAGAAGGAGCCGAAGAAGAGGGCACCGAAGAAGGCTGCCGAGTGGACCCCAGCCGCCGCAGCTGCCGCTCCGGACCAGGTGCTCTCTCCCGCTCAAGCCACCCGGCTCGTCACGAGCGCTCGCAAGAAGGGTGAGCGGCTCATCGCAAAGGGCGAGGAGCGCAGCGGGTACGGGAACGAGAACACGCCCCGCCGGGCCAACATGGGCGCCAACCGCCGCGAGGCTGCACGCCGCGACATCGAGTGGGGCAACCGCCTGCTCACGTTCGCGGACAAGGTGGAGCAGGGCGAGCACGACCCCACCGTGTTCGACGCGGAAATGGTCAAGAACCCCGACGAGGCCAAGAGCCTCGCCTACCGGCTGGGACGATCGCGTGAGCCGGACGCTGGGCGCTCGTGGACACCTCGAGCTGGCGAATGGGTCCATGACCCCGGGTTCGCTGAGATGCCTTCCGACTGGGCGAAGGAGCGGGCAGGCGACCAGGCCAAGCCCCTCGTCGACCGGTGGAACGCCGCGGTGCGCAAGGTCGCGCCGATCCTGAAGAAGCACGGCCAGTTCGACGCCGATTACGGCAAGTGGCTGCTCTCCCCGCACCCGGCCGCCGCCAAGGCGTTCAGCGAGATCAAGGAGATGGCCGCTGTGAAGAAGGAAGCCGAGGCGTTGCGATGGCACGGTTTCCCGAGCGTGTACGAACTCACCGACGTGGCCAAGAACATGCGCAAGAACCTGGCTATAGGCTTCGTCCGCGACATCGACGCCCCGACCGTCGAGGCCAGGTGGCTGCGCTTCATCGAAGCCAGCGAGCCCGGAGAGGTGACGACCGACACCCGGCCACCGTGGCGCCAGCCGCCAGACCGCTCTCGGACGTCCACGGACGCCGACCGGAGGACCTACGCCGCCGAGCTCGAGGCAGGGCGATTCAAGGACCCAGCCCACCAACGGATCGCAGGGTTCTTCCCGACGCCCTACACGGAGGTGGCCGAAGCCGTCGAACGGCTCCAGGTGGAGCCGGGGATGACGGTGCTCGAGCCCTCAGCGGGCACGGGCTCGATGGCCGACCTTCTGCCGGAGGGCGTGGAGGTCACCACCGCCGAGGTCAGCCCGACGTTGCGCGAGGTGCTGCAGGACAAGGGCTACCAGCCCGCACGCGACTACGCCGACCTGCGGGGCCAGCAGTTCGACCGGGTGATCATGAACCCGCCGTTCGAGCGCGCTCAGGACATCGACCACGTGATGGACGTGTTCGCCGACAACCTGAAGCCCGGTGGGCGCCTCGTGGCGATCGTGTCGTCCGGCGCGCTGGACAACAGTCGGATCAAGAACGACAATTTCCGGGCATTCGTCGCTGAACATCGCGCCGGAGAGGACCGGAAGATCGACCCCGGCGCGTGGAAGAAGTCCGGCACGCAGGTGGGCACGGTGATGATCACCCTCGAGAAGCCCGACGACTGGGTCAGCGGATCCTCGTCGCTGGCCAAGTCTGCCGCCGTCCTGGACCTCAGCCTGCTCTCACAGCTCATCGCCGCGTAGCGCGGTATCCTGACCTCGGAGGGCCGGATGCCCCTGACCGTTGACGTGGCGAAGCTCCAGCACCTCACGAAGGCGCGCGTCCGAGGGCACCTACGCGTGCTCCGCGACGGCCGGCAGATGTGGGTCCAGCCCTATGACACCTCCCGGGAGGTGTCCGACGACCACTACGGGGACGTGCACCCGCGAGGGCGACGAGCCTCGATGGCTCCGATGGAGGACTACATCGGGCACATGCACGGGCTCCACCCGGAGCGGATCGGGGCGGATTGGAGCAGCCAAGCGTACGGGCTCGGTGGAAACCTCTACTTCGCGGACAATGAGGACGGCACCTGGTCGATCGTACATCGCGACCTCGAAGACGAGGACGGTGGGCAGGACATCACCGAGGTGTCGACGTTCGATGAGGACGACTTCGATGGCGTCCGTGTAGCGTTGACCAGGATCCTCCGAGCGCTCGAGCCGTTCCAGGGACAGCCCAACGGCCACGAAGTGGCAGCCGACTACGCGCTTCAGTACCTGATGAAGGGGTGGGTGCGTGAGCACACCCGCCGCACCAGGAGCGGCCAGACCGTCACAGTCCCGCGGCACTGGCGCGGTCCAGGCACACCAGATGACCCCGCCCCGAAGGCTCCGAAGAAGAAGGCTCCGAAGAAGAAGGCCCCGAAGAAGAAGGCCCCGAAGAAGAAGCGTCCTACGAAGGCCCAGCGCGCCGATGCCATCAAGGACGGCCCTACCAACACCACAGCACTGGACAGGGCCATTCAACAGCTCAAGATGCCCCCGCGACGCGACCATGACCACGAGGACGCTCACGTACGCGTACACACCGCCCTGGACCACGCACGGCGAGGCGATACCGGAAGCCTGGTCAACTGGCTCCACGAAGCGGCCCGCCACACGAAAAACGCCCCCGTGGACGTCCGGGGTGAGCTCCAGCCCATCGTCGACGCACTGACGGAGCACGCGAAGGCGCAGGGGCTCGTGCCGGTCGACATCGGAGACGTCCCCCACCCGTCCACGATCGGATCCACCAGCGCCACGCTGTTGACCGCTCTCAAGAGCGCCGCCTCGGAGCAGGAGGCCGCAGCGGCCGTCAGAACGGCGACGATGTCAGCCCAGACCGTCGGTGAGTTGCGGCACCTGGCTCACTCGGTAGGAGCGAGCCCGCCCGCGCAAGATCAGAGCGAGACCACGCGGCATCCGACGTTCCAGGAGCGCCTGACCTACCGGGGCCTCATCCTGGACGCCGCCCAGGGTCAGGCCAAGCCCGCCGCCGCTGGCGTGACCATTGACGAGGGAAAGATGCGCAGCCTGAAGGGTCAGGAGCGGACGACGCCGGCACCTTCGGGCGACCACCCAGACCGTGGGTTCTTCGAGGCTGCGAAGGGCAGGACGAGGCATAGCACCACGCGACAATTCTCGGACGCCATCGCCGAGCACCTCGAAGCCCACCACGGGCTGACTCTGCCCAAGAGCCAGCGAACCGGACCGAAGACCCTGGCATTCCTGCGAGACAATCTGACCGGACCGCAGGCCAAGAAGGTGCTCGCCGATGTCTCCACGGCGTACAGCCGCAACGTCTAGGCGCTGCAAGCACCACGGCCACGCACTTCTCGATGTGCAGTGCTCGGAGAGCGGCGAGTCATACACCGTGCGCGTGCCGTGGGACCACCGCGAGCACTGGCTGGGATGGGGGGACACCCCACGCATCCGCTGGTCGGGGCTCGACGGCCAGCGCCGCGTCGGTCGCGAGCTCGCTCGAGGCCCATCGGGCATCGTCGCCGAGGACACGGACAACGAGCGCCACCTGCTACCGCACGGTGGGTGGGAGGCGTGGCCGTGGGAGGATGATGACGAGTCCCAGCCCATGGAGAAGGCTCGCGCAGCGGCACCAGTCCTTCGACAGCGGGCACCCACCCCCGCTATCCTTGCACCATGGCGGACGATCCCGATCGCAGTCGGCTGGTACACCAGCTGGCACAGCTACGAGCGCATCGCGAGCGCATCGCCGACGCGCGGAAGGCCGCCCAGCACCGCGCGCGCGAGCAGCTCGACAGCAACCTGCGCGCCAAGTCCGTGGCGAATGACTACGTCCGTGCTGGCCGAGGGGGCGTAATGACCCACCGGTACCTGCGTACCCGCCTCACCGAGGACGCCAGGCTCCGCGCCATCGTGCTCCGCGACGAGGGCGACGACGAGGGCAACGATGGGACTGGCTGACGAGGTCACCGCCGCCTGCCAGTGTGGCTACGAGCTGTGGAAGCAGCGACGCGGTGAGTGGACCCTGGCAAATCGGGTGGTCAAACTCCGGGGCGATGGGATGCTCTACGCGAAATGCCCGGATTGTCGCAGGGATGTCGTGGTCCCATGGCTCAGGATCGAGGCGCCACCAGCAGTCACCCGACGTCTCGTGGTCCGGCTGGATCTTGACACCGAGCCCGCAACGTGATGGCTTGGTCGTAGCGACCAGCGGAGACGCGAGACGGTCCACACCACCCAACCGGGGAACGTGTGACCGCCAACGCGCCACCGAAACCGAAGGTGCTCGACGTAGGGTTCAGCCTGCACGGCACGATGTCGCGCTTGAACAAGGCGTCGCGGGTGGCCGGGTACGAGCCCGCCCGACCGTTCGGCGGCTGGCTTGCCGTGTGGGGCACGCTCGGCGCTGACGGCCGCGTCACCCCGCAGCGGGATCGTCAGGGGCACTACTTCGAAGCCGCGCAGGAGCTGGGCCGGATCGACTTCACCGAATACCTCGGGAAAGGCCGCATATGGGACGACACCCATATGTGGGACCACCCCGAACACCCGGAGGTGGGCCGGATCGGTGTCGGGGTCCCGACGTCGCTTGAGTACCACGGTCCCACCTCCGAGCTCGCCAAGGCGCACGGCAAAGTGGGGTGGTGGACCGAAGGGCACCTCTTCGACCGCGACGACGAGGCAAGCTGGCGGCTGTTCACCACGTACGCCCCCACCGCGCGGGACCTCGAACGCGCCGACTACTTCTATGGGCTGTCCACGCTGCTCAAGGGCACCCCCCGCGACCTTGGGATCTCGGCCGAGGGCAAGATGCTGCTGAGCCCGTGCAAGAGCCGCATCATCTGGGCCAAGATCCAGCGGGCGGCTGTGTGTGAGGTGCCACAGGCACCCGCGAGCACACTCCAGCGGCTCGAACTCGCCGTGCCGATCCGGAGGGGCATGCTGGACGCAGGGCCGTGTGACAGCTGCACGTGCCCGGCCGGAGCCTGCCGCACGTTGCGGCTGTCCAAGGGCGAGGGCACGGCCAACATCATCGATTTCGCCGCTGAGCCGTCCGAAGGACCACCGGCCGACGAGGGCGATGACGAGCAGGGCGACGAGGATCGCCTGTCCCTGAAGGTGGCGCGTCTCGTGGCGCTGCTCCAACGACGCCATGGCCTGTCCAAGAAGCAGGCCGTGGCTTGGATCCGCGCGTGGCTCGCGCGCGACAAACCACGCGCAGGAGGAAGCCAATGACCACCGACGCACCGTACGTGGAAGCGATGCTCGACGAGATCGAGCGTACAGCGGGCGACGAGCAGTCCGTCGCCCACACGCTTGCCAAGGGCCTGGCCAGCAACATGTCCAAGCTCATCGAGGCCATGGCCAAGGGTGGCCCCGCCCCGGACGAGGACGAGGACGAGGACGAGGACGAAGAGCTGGACGACGAGGAGCCGGGCGACGAGGACGAGGACCCGGACGACGACGCCCCTGGCTACACCGACATGCAGATGGGCGTGACCGGGAACGATGGCCGCCTCGATGTCACCAACTGGCTGTTCCGCGTCGGGACGAAGATCGAGCAGCTCGAGACCGCCGGCTCGGAGATCACCGAGCTCCGCAAGGCCGTGGCCGCACAGGATGCGCAGATCGCCGAGCTCCGCACGATGCTCTCCGAGGCGCTGGCCGCCCAGATGGGTGTGATCGCTCCGCTCTCCAAGGGGGTGATCGATCTGACCGAGCGTCTCTCCGAGATCCCCGAGCAGGTGGTCACCCCACGCCGTCGCCCCGCCGCCCGTCCGCGCTCGACGCCCGTCGCCAACCAGGTGCCGCAAGGCGACGGCTCCTACATCGGCGGGACCGCACGGGGCCAGAAGGTACGCCTCGCCAAGGCTCTGCAGGGCGGGATCATCGACTCTTCGATGCGGCGTCGGTTCCACCTCCAAGGCCAGTTCGTCGATGACGCCGAGGCCAACACCCAGATCCGCGCCCAGATCGAGGCGCTCTGACCGGCCCCCCTGGGCCACCACCTACAACCTCCCTCCAGCCCGGAGACCCGCATGACTGCACAACCCCAGGGGCCGATGTCCGAGGCCATTCAGCGACTCGAACAGGCCGTCGTCGCTGGCACGATCGAGGACATCGTACCCGAAGCCCTCGAAGAGACCGCCCACAACACGCTCTGGCGCGAGAGCTCGCGGTCAGAGCTGACGTTCCTGAAGCTCTGCCCGAGCATCGACACCCACTCCATCCGGCACGAGTACGACCGGATCAAGAGCTTCGGTGACGACCGCGGGAACGGTGCGTTCGGCGAGGACACTCTGCCGCTCGAGACCGAACCGCAGTTCGAGCGCGTCGAGACGTTCGTCAGGCTGATCGGTGAGACCAGCAGCACGTTCCTCCTGGCCTCGCTCGAGAAGACGATCAAGGTCGACGGGGACACCGGCGCCGACGCGATCGCGCGCAACTTCCTCGTGAAGAACCTGCTGATGAAGATCAACCGCGGCATGTACTTCATGGACACGTCCACCACGCGGCTGGGCGCCAGCGGCAACCGCTACCAAGGCGCGCTGCAGCAGATCCGCGAAGGCACCGACGGCACCGTCGGCGACGCCAGCCCGTTCGGCTCGCACGTGATCGACATGAAGGGCCTGCCCCTCACGATCGAGAACATCCGCACGCGGACCGCGCAGGTGGTCACGCTGTACGGCTTCCTCAACTGCCTGGTGATGGACCCGTTCGCGCGCGGTGATCTCGAGGCGTCGATGGACGGCAGCCAGCGAAACCAGCTGCCGATTGGGTTCGCCCCGTTCTTCCTCGGCCAGCACGTCGGCGGCCTGCAGACGCAAGGCGGGCAGATGTGGTTCCACACGGACAACGTGTTGGGCCCGCTCTACGCGAAGGGCACGTACCGCGGCACCGCGATGCGCGGCGCCCCGACCGGAGCACCAAGCCTCCCCGCCGCGCCGACCGTCAACACCACCCCGACGGGCGCGAACGTGTCCAGCTGGGATGCGGCGTCGGCGGGAAATGTGTTCTACCTGATCACCGAGATCAAGAACGAGCGCGAGAGCCTCGGCGCGCGGACTCCGACCGCCGGCACCGTGGCCGTCACCGACGGCGACGAGGTGGAGATCGCCGCCACGCCGTCCGATCCGCTCTCGGACGCCTTCAAGGTCTACCGAGGCGTGCAGGGCGACGCCGACACCGACGCCTGGTGCATCTTCGAGGTGGCCAACAGCGGCGGAGGCGGCCCGGTCACGATCTACGACCTCAACGACGATCGCCCCGGCACCGGGTACGCGTTCGCGTTCAACATCCGGTCCGAGTCGACCGAGTTCCTCCACAACCCCGAGGCATCCGGCACGCGCGGCAGCTACGCGCAGGCCGTCGAGGAGTCCGCCAACTTCCTCAGCATGCCCGACAACCCACAGAACACCGTGACCCGGGTGAACCTCGGTCCGGCCATGGGCGTAATGCAGCTGGCCGCTCTGCTCGCCCAGACCTCGCGCCCGCTGCTCTACAGCGCGATGGCGATGCAGGTGCGGAACGCGCGCCAGAACGTCGTGTTCAAGAACATCGGCTCGACGAGCAACCCGATGACCCCGTGATCGCCTGGGTGGGGGGGTGAGCTACACTATCGCCACCACCCCCACCCAACGGAGTGACCGATGTACGTGCTCAACAGAGGCCCAGGGATGCAGGCAGGTGTCCAGACCTGGGTAGCTGGCGTCTGCTTCACCTTCGACCGGTACCGCAACGCGAGCGGTGCCCCGCTGTGGGCCGCGCCGTTCCCGGACGAGCTCGACACCGACACCAGACTGGCCGTGCTCGGCGCTGCCGCTCGGTGCCCGACCCTCGACGTCCACAAGCACGACGACCTGGTGCTGATCACCAACGCGCCTGCCCCCCAGACCCTCACCGAGACCGGCGAGGAAGCCACGCCCATGTCCATGGCGCTGGCCAACGGCTGGACCGACGAGGATCTCGAGGGAACCTACCACCTCGGCGACGCAGGCGAAGACGGCGGTCGCTCGCCGACCACCGGCATGACCACCGGAGAAATGGCCCTGACACGGCCCCCGAGCGACTGGGATGAGCTCCGCGGCACGAAGTACCCGTGGGACTCCGGCGACTGGACCCCGCCGACGCCCCTGTGGACCCCTCCGAACCCGCCCGCCAAGGCGTCCGACACGAACTCCGACGACGGCCTGGCGCTCCGCGACGTCGACCTGGGAATCCCCGCGAACCCCGGAACCACACCCGATGCGAACGACCCCGCCAAGGCGTCCGACACGAACTCCGACGACGGCCTGGCGCTCCGCGACGTCGACCTGGAAATCCCCGCAAACCCCGGAACCACACCCGATGCGAACGACCCCGCCGTGACGGCCGGCTACCCGGCCGAGCACGTGGGCCAGGCTCGGCTCATCGTCACCCAGCTCGCCGAGAAGCGAGGCGGGCCGCTCACCCATCCCAACCAGGCCAATTTCCTGCTGCGCCGCGCGGAGCTCCCCTCCGTGAACACGGAGCAGCTCGAGGGCCTGCAATCCTGATCTGATCACCGCAACCTGGAGGCCGCGACATGGCCGCATTCGACGACACTCCCTGGATTGGCCCGCGACAGGTGCGGCCGACCGAGACACAGCTCACCCAGATCGACAACTTCGACCGGGGGCTGGGCGACGTGGGCCGCGCCAACCTGTGGCGGCACACCGGCTACTTCACCATGGTCTGGACGGCGCCCACGCAGCCGAACAACAACACCGTCAACGGGATCCAACAGACCGCGCGCCTCCCGTTCAAGGTCGTCGCCGTCGAGTGCGGTGCCGAGGCGATCGGCGGCACGAACGTCTCGGCCGACGTCGAGGTTGACCCGGCCGGTGGCGTCGCGTACGCCACGATCCTCGAGACCGCCCCCACCGCACTCGCGGCTGCCGCCGGCACGATGGCAAAGGGCGAGGTGCTCGACGGAAGCGAGGACATCGACGAGGGCGCCACGTGGCGGGTCAACCACATCGCCACCGGTGCCGGCGCCGTGACGGGACACACCGTCGTGATGCACTGCTTCCGGCTCTGATCCCATGGCCGTAGGCACATACCGCTCGCTGGGCCTCACAGTCCCCGTCTCCGAGGTGCTCGACCCGCGCCTCTGGCGGGAGCGTTACGCCTACAACCTCTTCACCGGTCCGGCGAGCCCGTCCGCGCGCGCTACCGCGCGGTCGAAGCTGTCCGACCTGTTGTGCGTACGCCCCAACGGCGTGACCGCAGGGGCTCGCGCCGCCCAGTCGCAGGCCGAGGTCACCGAGCTCGTCGAGGGCCTCCCCGACGACACGATCCGGTGGCACCTCCGAGCCGCGCTCTCCGAGCTCGAGACGCGGCTGGGGATCCCGATGGGCACGATCGTGGTCAAGACCGAGCCCGTCGACGAGGGCCTCGTCAAGGGCGTGCACTACGACCGTCTGGAACCACGACGTCCGTTCGTGCGCTCCAACCAGTCGAATTGGTGGAAGTTCGAGCTTCCTACCGGACTGATCTCCGTAGACCGTGTGCGAGCCTACTGGTACGACGTGCTGGTGTGGGAGATCAGCCCCGAGCAGGGCAACATGGACCTGCTCAAAGTGGAGTGGAAGGACCAGGGCGCCACGCACATCATCCCATCCGCTGGGTTCAACCTGCTCATCACCGCCCCCGGGTTCAGTGGCGCGTGGGGATCCGGCAACTACGGCGCCTTCCAGCTGCTCCACTCGGGGTTTGGCAGCCAGCGACTCCCGAATGTGTGGGGTTACGACTACACAATCGGGCCGTACGACAAGCACACGAACACCCCCGGGCAGATCGAGGCGATCCTGGCCCACTGGTGCTACTGCGTGGCCGCGCAGCTGCTGTTGTCGCTCGAGGGCATGGGCCGATCGGGGGGCGTCGCCAACACCTCGATCTCACTGGACGGACTGTCGCGGTCCATCGGCACCACGGCGAGCGCAATCTACGGGCTCAACAGCGCACTCGAGGAAGCCCTGCGACAGGCCACCAAGCGGATCGACTGGCAAGCGCTGCGGGTGTACAAGAAGGGGCTGAAGGTGTACCCCTATGGCCACTGAGCATCCCAGCCGCCCCGGGCTGTTCCCCGACGTCCGAGCCAGTCAACTGGGTGCCCCGCTCCACCTGAGCGTCGACGAATTCAACGAGGAGCTGCTCACCTTCGGCTCGTCTGCGGAGTTGCGGCGGGCGACCTGGTGCCCGTGCATCCGGATCGACACTCGACAGGCCGACGCGAGCTGCGAGCGGTGCCGAGGGAACGGGCACTACTACCCGCCCGAGCTCCGCGAGCCGGTGATGGTCCTCGACGTGTCGCGCAGCGCATCCATGCGGTGGGCCGCCGCGGGCCTGGTGGCCCAGGGCGAAGTGACGATGACCTTCCCCTGCGGGATCATCCCCGGGCAGTTCGACATGGTGCTCCCCGACGATGACCACCACGTGGTCAACCAGGTGCTTTTCGCCCAGCGCACCCGCCGACTGACCGACACCGACCACCTACGCACCGACCGCACCGCCTACAGCGGCGCACTGAAGCAGCCGCAGGTAGCCCGGTACGAGCGGCTCCTGTACCCCACCGACGTGTGCATCGAATCCGTCCACTACGAGGACGAGGACGGCACACTGTGCAAGCCCTCGGAGGGCGCTCACTACCGCCTGCGCTTGTTCAACGAGTGGGAGTGGATCGGGGACGCAGGGCCCCCGCCAGGTGGTGCGTGGGTCGTCAGGTACCGAGCCCCGGCCGCGTACATCGTCCAGGGCGCCGCGCCGCTGGTGCGCCGCGCAGCCGGTGAGGTGATGCCCTACCGCGCCACGCTGCGCCGTCTGGATAAGGTGTCAGCGGACGACCTGCGGTAGGCGGCACGATGAACGCGATCCCTCGAATCGTCTTCGGCATGGAACAGCGGGGCGTCGTGCCGCCGACCGCCGACGCCTCCGACGTGATGCAGGTGCTCCGCCGCCGGATGTTGCTCGTCTCGGAGTACATCCGCGCCGTCTGGAACCAGCGAGCCCTCGACATGGGGATGACGGACACCGGCTCGTACATCCGCGGGATCAGCGCCGAGGCTCGGATCCGGACGACGTACCAGCAGAACGGACCCACCAGCATGCGTGCCACGGTGGAGGTCACAAACACCTGCCCGCACGCCAAGATCGTCGAGGACGGACACCGCGCCTTCCACCTCCCGAGCCGGATCCGATGGTTCGATCCGAGCCTGAACGTAAAGCATGGGAAGAAGGGGCCATACCTGCACATCCCGTTCCGGCACTACACCTCAACCGAGGCCGGCAACGAGAAGGGCGGGACCAACACCGCAGTGCGCCAACAGATGCCCGACGACGTCTACCGCAAGGCGATCCGGCTCCGCCGCCGCGTGGCCGTGTCGGGACCCGTCTACGGCCCGGGGACGTACACCGCCCCGAACGGGTCCCTGCACTCGGGCATGCTGTTCCGCCAGGCTCACCTCTACCAGTGGCGCGGCAGCTCGCGAGCTCGGAAGCGGCTCTCGCATGGCAGCGACACCCCGCAGATCACCGTCGGGCCGGATGGTACCGCCGTCGAGTCCCAGCGCTCTGCTCGAGGTGTCGCAGGAGCGAAGGGCGCTACAAACCCCGCATGGGGTGGGTCCAAGTACGACGGTCTCATGAAGACGGGCCCGAGCGGACACACCCGCTACCTGACGGTCCGGACGATCACGCCGACCTCACCTGGGTGGTGGATCCCCGCGCGCCACGGCCGCGGGATCCGACGCCAGGTGCTGCTCGTTCTGCAGTACGGTGAGGGCGCGCGGCAGCTGCAGGATCTCATCGGCGGCGCGCTCATCGAGGAGGTGACCTGATGGCGGTCGAGGTTGACACCCCACGGCAAGCAGGCGCGGGACTGGGCATCACGCCGCTGCTCGCGGTGGCCGAGACGGTCACTCGAGGGCTCGGCCTGCTCCGCCAGTCCGAGGCCGCCATCGAGGAAATGCTGCGCCGCGACGACGAGCTGCGACTGGGCACTCAGACCGTCTGGACGCAGCAGCTCCGCGCTCACCTGCTCGAGCTGCTCGACCCCTCCACCGGCCGAGCCGTGTCGGTGGGCCTCGGGCACCCAGCCGGCCCGGCTGAGTTCCCGTTCATGTCCGTCACCGGGGCGGGCGGCGGAGAGAACCCGGGCGAGCTGTCCGCGGGTGACGAGCACCACCGGGCCTACACCATCGTCAACAAGGTGGCCGACCCGCCCACGATGGGACGACAGACCGATCCGAGTTCGGTCGCGCTCGACGAGGACGACCACCTGTGCATCCGGCACATGGTGACCGGCACGGGGATGCAGACTCGAGCACAGGTGGCATGCTGGACGGTCAGCGCCGAGCGGTCCGAGGTGCTGCTCTCCGCCGCCCGGTGGGCGCTGTGGGTAGGCCGTGGCCTGCTCAACGAGCGAGGCATCCACGAGTACACGTGGAGCGAGGGAGGCATGGAGCCCTCCCCCGATCTCGAGCCCCGAGTGACCTGGCTCCCCGTGCTCGATCTGACTCTCTCCTGGACCTGGCGCCGCACCCGGTCGGAGCTGGTGCCCAACCGGGTCACGATCGCGGGAGGCTCGTTCGGCACGTAGATCGCGCTATCCTATGGCAACCACCGACGTGAGAGGACGAAGCACACCCCCAGGAGGGCCGAGTGCCTGCAATCCAGACCCCCAACGGTCGCACCGTCTACATCCCTGGCGTCTACGTGGCGACGCGCGTCCGGTCGAGCCTGCCGGGTCCGCTGCCGGCCTTCCACGTGCCGGTCATGCTGGCCTCTTCGTGGGAGGGCCACCCCTACAACGCGGACTCGACCCAGCTCGCTGTCGAGCCTCGGATGACCCCGTTTTCGGTTCACGGCACAGCCGGGGCGCTGGCCGAGCACTACGGCGCCCAGAGTCCGATGCACCGGGCGATGACCTGGGCGAAGCGCCACGGACTCCCCCTCGCGTTCGCGTGCTCGCTGTCGGCGCTCACCCGGGCCTCGATCGTGGTCCACGCATCGGGTGCGGTCGAGCAGTGCACGCTCTACACCCGCAGGTACGGGGCACCGGCGAACTGGACGCGTATCCTGTGGGACGGGACAGCCAACCAGCTCGAGATCACCAAGGTGAAGCAGTACGCCATGGTCGAGACGGACATCGGCGCGACCGATACCCGGATCTACCTCCAGGGCGCACACGGCTGGGCGGTGAAGGGGTCTACCGTCACAATCGCCGCCAACAGTGAGACGCCGGTCACCCGGACGATCACACGCAGCGGTACCGAGCAGACGGCCGCCGGACAGACCCGCCACTACATCGAGGTGTCGAGCGCCCCGGGCGCCCTAACGACAGCGGCCTACGCGATCGTCCTGCAATACGACGAGCCCGGCCGCCAGGTGCTGACGGGGATCACCGACGCGCAGACCCTGATCGACACGATCAACGAGCAAGAAACCCCATTCTGGGCTGTCAAACACGCCAACTTCACGAACGACGACCCCATCGACGTGGCCACCGCCACCGCGATCAACGCGATCTCTGCGTGGGGCACCGTGGTGGCTGGTACGAGCCCAGCGCACACCGATGCCGACGTCGACGCGTTCGTGACGCTGATGAACGCGTCCGGGTTCGAGGACTTCGTGAGCACCCGCGAGCTCCTGCCGCAGACGTACCTGCTCGTCAGCGACGACAGCACGCAGCACGCCGCGATGCGGGACTATGCGGTGGCCGAGGACATCCGAGGCTACCCGATCTCGGTCACCACCGGCTGCGGCTGGGGTGACACCGTGATCGGTGCAGGCGACGACACCGACCCGGAATTCCGGGCGGGCGCGCTAGACAATCAAGACTTCTGCCTGTGCGCCGGGGGGCTCGACGGCGAAGACGCCTACCTCTCGCTGGCGCCAGCCGTGTGGGCCCGGCGCGTAGCTGGCGGCCCGGGCCACAACCTCACCAACGACCGTCTCATCATGGGCGACCTCGAGACCCGGTGGGATCAGATCAACAGCGGCGAGCTCTCCGACCTCCACCGGGCCGGAGTGGTGACCTACAAGCTCTCGATCGGCCAGAGCATCGCGTGGAAGATCTCCCAGGGCTTGTCGACCCTGCAGGCCAACGAGGGCGCGATCTGGAACGAGGTCGACGGCACCACGTGGTCGCTGATGCAGCGCGACCTGGCCAACTTCGTCAACCGCACGATCATGGTGGACTTCGAAGAGTTGTTGGTCGGGGCCGACGAGGTCAACCCCGCCGCAGTGGCCGCCGTGCTGATCAACCGTGCCGAGCGCTCGCTGCTCGAGCGCGGATACATCCTCGAGTTCCGGGTGGAGTCGGTGGGCCTGAATGCCGCTGGCAGCGGGTACGACGTGGCCTGGTCCGCGCGCCTCCCCACCACCAACGACTTCATGACCTCCACCCTCACCATCCTCATCGGGGAGTGATCTGTGGCCTACGCCGACTTCCTGAAAGAAGACATCTACGTATCCAAGCTGTCGGGCTCGCACGTCAGCATCCTGCTCTTCGATTCCACCAACCCGACGGCGCCAGTGATCGGCGCCGCGTCGGGGATCAACTGGTCGGGCGAGCTCGAAGTGATCGTCGTCGAGGAGGCTGGCGAGGATGGCGCCAACGAGATCGTGCAAGGCCGGCACTCGCTGGCCGGTACGGTGAGCGCCTTCTTCACTCCCCAGCGCAACGACGTCCTGCCGACGCGGCAGACGTTCATCGGCAAGGAGTACACGATCCTCGAGCAGATCGCCGAGGGCCGCCAGGGCGCTGGGACTCCGATCAACGTGATCGTGGGCGCTCGACTCTCCCGCGTCGCCAGCAGCCACGGCGCGCGGGGCCTGAAGACCAGCGAGATGGCCTTCACCGCGAAGCGCCGGTACAACGGCAAGCAGTGGGCCGCCAAGTCCGGCGGGAGCTGATCACCACCACGACGTGAGAGGACGACATGCGCGACTTCAGATTCCAGGTGCCGGTCGAGTGGCTCGGCTCACCTGGCGACGACGGCTACGCCACCCCCTCGGCTTGGCTCGATCACAACGTGGCCGTGACCAGCGACCCCGACGAGGCGGTGCGGCTGCGGTTCAAGCTCCACCCGAACGGGATCGAGGATGCCGCCATCCAGCGGCGGATCGACGACATCACGGGGGGGATCGGGAACACCGTGGACCTCGAGCGGGGGATCGACACGACCCGCGCGGCGATCATGCGCGGGCTCGGCGAGCGGCTGTTCCCCGCCGACGAGGACGTCGGAGAGGACGGAGAGCCGGTCGAGCTGACCCCCGCCGAGCAGATGGAGCGACGCGACGCGCTGAACCAGGCGTTCGCTGGGCTCCACCTCCTCGACCCGAGCGACGATGCAACGGCCGAGCTCCAGCGGCAGTCGAGCGCCCTGCGACGGATGCTCGACCTCCAGGAACGAGTCGAGGTGGCCGCCGTCTGGACGGTTCTCGGGGTCGACCACCCGAAAGCCTGGAAGGATCTCGCGGACATGGAGCTGTCCACGGCTCACCGCAACGCGGTGATTCGTGCCTTCGGTCTCGCACGCCGGGAGGCGGAGACCACCTCGGGAAAATAGCCGCCCTGCGCTGGCTCGAGGTGGGCCTACCGGCCAACCCCAGGCGCGGGGACCACGACGCAATCTGGCGAGCCTGGCGGGCCAGCCACGACGCTCGCACCGCGTGGCGCATGGCCTACGACCTGCCACACAATGACCCGCGCGTGCTCTCCGCTGATGAGGACGAGATCCTCCAGGATCTGATCGTGCTCCGCTACCATTCCCACGCACGGCTCCGTCAGGCGGATCCGCGCGCTGCTGACGCCATCGACCGCATGGCCAACGAGCCAACACTCCGCGAGCAGTACGCGGACCTCGAGCACCGTGCACGCGGGCCAGAGATGCAGACGCGGCTTGCCAGGTTCCTCCGCGCAGTGGCGCGAGAGGACGATGGCGGCGACACTGGTTCGCAGGTGCTGACCCGCCTCCGAGTCCGCGCCGGAACCTTCGGGGCGACATGAGCGACGAGACCTCCATCCGGTTCACCGCCAGCGCCGAGATCCAGGAGATCAACACCTGGACGCGAGCGGTCAACGAAGCCACCGACGCGATCCTGCGGTACCAAGCCGCTGCCGGTAGTGGCACCGCTGCCGGAGCTGCACCAGGCCCACCTGCCGGCACGCCGACGGGAGGTGCGCCGCCTCCTCCCCCAGCGCCACCCGGAGACGTCGAGGGGACCCCGTCAGGGGCCCCGCCTCCGAGCCCAGACGAACAGAGCGGTCAGCGCCGCAATTCCTCGGGTCAAGTTGGTGCTGGAGGCGGAGGCGGGAGGAGGAGCCCAGTCCGAAGTGGCCTCGGGTTCATGGGCACCGCCGCCTCGACGGCGCTGGGCGTGGGGCTCGGTACGTCCGTGATGGGCCTCGTGATGGCCGCGCCACAGAAGTACATGGCGCTGGACTCGGTGCTCACGCAGTTGTCGCGCCGGTTCCGCGAGGTGGACGGGTCGGTCGGCGTGTTCGGCGAGTCGCTCGCCTACACGATCTCCGAGACTGCCCAATTCGCCAACGTCCTGGGCAGCCAGACCAACGCATTCACCCGTGACCAGTTCGAGTCCTACGGCGGGTTCGCGCGTTTCACTGGCGCCGCACCTGGCGCCGCCATGTCCGCGTTCGGGATGGGGCAGCGGCTCCAGGGCCGGGGCATGTCTACCGACCAGCTCACCGCCATCCTGGTGGCCGCAGAGCGCCGGGGCATGAACCAGGGACGCCTCGACGAGTTCCTGCAGGGCCTCGAGCGGACGATGGCCGAAGGGTTCGAGCGCACCGGCCAATCCCACCTCGGCACCGCGCTCGCGGCGACCATCCTGCCGGCCATGGTGTACGGCCAGAACGACCCCCGCCGGTCGGCGGACATGACCATGACGCAAGGCGTACACGGCATGTTCCAGGACCAGGGGATGCAGGTGTACCTGCAGCGCGCGATGGGGTACGGCCGCGAGGACGGGCCTAGCTACGTCGAGATGCGCAAGCGGCTCCACGCAGGCGTCTACGACGCGCGGAACCTCGTGGACCTGTTCGGCTCGTTCCGCGATCGGGGACTGAACCAAGACCAGGTGTTTCGCGCGCTCGAAAGCGCAGCCGGTGGCAAGCTGGCGCCTCACCAACTCGAGGCCCTGTCCGCGGCGTTCATGGGCAATTCTGGCAACTTCGACGCGTTGGCCGAGTACGCCTCCGTCGCCACGCTGGGCGGAGGCGACGACCCGCGAGCACGCAAGGCGATGCTCGACAAGTTCGACAAGCTCGACCCAGAGACGCGAAAGATGTTCGAAGAAGGTGGCTTCTTCGGGATCCGTGACAAGGGGATCGCCAAAGGAGACCGGGTCGAGCAACAGATGGAACGGCTGCTCATGGAGGTGGGCAAGCCGATGGCCGAGTCGATCCCCGCACTGCTCGGCGTGCTCGAGGGATCGATGGGCACCCTCGTGGCGATCGCGGAGGCCACGAACCTGCCCGAGGCCATGACGTCGATCATGGAAGACCTCGAGACGATCGCCAAGGGCGTCGAGTGGCTCGCCAAGGGATCCGGGACTCCGGCTTGGGTCAAGCGACAGGAGGCAGACGCCGCCGAGAACCGGGCATGGTTGCAGGAGAAGACCGGCGTCAACCTGGACACCATCCTTGATGGGCTCAACAGCCAAGGCGAGGGACTGCGCCACGGTGGGGGGCCCTGATGACCACCACAACGCAGGTACAGGCTCCACGCGTCTACCTGTGGCCAGATGGCCGGGCGGGGGGCCGGATCGATATCTCCCGCGACATCATGTCCGCGAGCGTCGGCAAGAGCCTGCACGGCCGGAACGGCACGATGGAGCTCAAGCTCCTACCCTCCAACGGTGGGAGCGTCGGTCACATCGAGCGGCTCGCCAACCTCCTGCGACGGCAGACGCTCACCGCGTCGCCGAAGGCTCGTGAGGTGCGCGCGAACGCCGTGGTCTCAATCGGGATCGACACCGAGGGCTCGTGGATGGGCCTCGTTGACTCCGTGGGCTACGCCGTCAGTCAGCGAGGCGGAGCCAGCCACGTCGTCACCCTGACGTGCAGCGACATGCAGAAGACCCTCGCGCGGGACTCGATCGTCAAGGCACAGGCCACGGTGATCGACAAAGATCGGTTCGCCAAGGACATCCGCGCCGTGACCGGTCCCGAGCACTCCCTGCTCTACTCCCTCGCTGGACTGTGGGGGCCTCGTGGTCGACACACCGACGGAGGCAACGGCGCCAACGGGGTCCCGTCGTTCGTGGCAGCATCGGTGCAGGATGTCGTCGACTGGCTGTTGATGGCCGCCCCGTCGATGTCCGTCCCCCTGCTCGCCGCACTCGGGGGCAAGGGCCGCCCGGGCGAGTTCATCAACACCAGCGGCACGATCTCCACCTGGCTCGACGGCCGGATCTACGGCGAAGCCCCCAGCCAATTCCAGGGCATGATCTGGGACTTCGTACGCTCGATCCTCGATGAGGACTTCTACGAGGCGTGGATCGACACCACGCCCAGGCCAGAGAGCGCGATCCCCCGCGTGGATCTGATCATCCGGCCCAAACCGTTCGACGAGCCTGGCCTCAACTGGCTGCCGACCCAGGAGGACATCGGGATCGACTGGACGCGGCTGCGCCCCAGGATCCCGGCGACCCCGGATGCGACCGATCACGTCATCCCGCAGTCCGAGGTGTACCAGTTCGACGTCGGGCACAGCGACGCCGACGTGTACGCCTACGTGAACGTGAGCAGCCAGCACACCCTGATCGGGAATCCCGAGGGCCTTGGCCGTGGCCTGTTCTACCCGGCCGTGGACCTCCTGCACCTGGCTACGCACGGGCTCCGGTCCTACGAGGGTCGCCTGTCCCTGCTCGGTGGTGACGTTCGGAAGCAGGCCGAGGGCCGCGACACGGTGGCCAGCGAGGTGGCATTCGAGATCGCTGAGTTCCGCAACCGGATCCTCAACTGGTACCGGCTCAACCACTACTTCCAGGCCGGTGTCATCACCGTCGCAGGCCGTGATCGCTACCGCGCCGGGGACCCGATCTACCTGCCGTGGCAGCGTCCCATGCGAGGGGACGAGCCGGGGGTGAGATACTACTGCGTGGGCACGTCGCACAACTACGAGCGTGGCGGGGCCTACACGACCACGCTGCAGATCATGCGGGGCCACAACTCGAGCGTCATCGCCGCAGCGCATCGCGACATCGCGGCGATCGCCTCGCGCGACCTGCCCACAAACCCCACCCTGATCACCGCCACGCTCGGCGAAGTGGGCCGACCCGTCGACCCGAGCGAGGTGTGAGTGAGGTACAGCGACCCGACGATCCCGAAGAAGCAGAACCGGAAGGGCAACGCAGGCGAGAAGCGATGGCGGCCGGGGCCGGCGATCGGACGCCTCCACGCGATCGGGGACACGATCACCCTGGTGGATCACCGCGGCGAGACGTGGACGCAGCACGAGGCCCGGCTGGTCTTCGGTGCGTTCGGGTTCGGGCGCGAAGGCAGCCAGAAGTCCCCTCGACCCTGGCGGTACGACACCACCGGCGCGGTCCTCGAGGAGGGCGACGAGTTCGTGATCGACTTCATCGACGGCGACCACGCGCAGCCGTTCATCCGCGGCGGAGTCCAGGCCACGATCCGCGACACCCCCGACGGGTTCTTCGCAGGCCAGCCGCTCGGCGGCAACCCGAACCACCTGCGGATGCGGCTCGAGCAACGCAACGATGCCGGCGCCGCTACCCGGCACCTCGACGTCGAGGTGTTTGGCAGCGACGGACAGGCCGAGCTCCGCGTCAGCGGGGCCGACCCCTCGGGATCCAAGATCCGGATCCTGTTCGACGGCGGGGCGTCGCTCGTCAAGCTCGGCACCGGGTCCGAATCCAGCTTCGTGGTCACCTCGGGCGCACTGGCCGATATCGGGGCGATCCTGGCGGCCGTGGCGACGTTCGTAGGGGGCCTGGGCTTCGTGCTCCCCCCCCACCTCGTGACGGCGCTGGCGGACCTCCAGACGCCCCCGACCGAGGTGAACCCCGGCCCCTACGTCTCCCCCTCCACGCGAGTCGACTGATGGCGATCGCTGACGACCTGCTCGATTCGCTAGACACGCGGATGACCGCCGCGGTGGACGGCTACGCGCACACCCCGGAGATCCGCGACGGACTGTGGACGGTGGTGGCCAACTCCGTCACCGAGCAGGCGTGGGTTCCCCCATCGGGTGGCGCCAGTGGGCAGGTGCTGCAGAAGACAGCGGCTACCGACTACGCGTGGGCCTGGGTCACGCTGGCCGGGGACGGTCTACCCGATGGCGGCACGGCCTTCCAGGCGCTCGTGAAGGCATCCGGCACCGACTACGACGCCGACTGGGAGCAGCGGATCCCCCCGGTGGCGGAACGTGGCAGCTCGGGGGGCGCGATCTCCACCTCGGGACCCGCGGCGCTGGATCTGACGACCTCGATCAACATGCCGACCGGGTACGTCTACGACGGTACCGACGAGTCGATCGAGGTGCCGGAGGCTGGTACCTACGAGGTCATCGCAGAGGTGTCGGCCACTGGGGCAGGCACCCCCAACGGACCCAGCGGCGTCGTGGTTCGGATTCAATCGAGCGTAGACGCCACCTTTGCCGATGTGACGCTGTCAGCACGCACGATCTACGTAGCCGACGTGGGCTTCGGTGGTTCGGTCACTATCTCGCGGCGGCTGGACCTCGCCGAGAGCGCGGGTGTGCGGATCACCGCCGAGGTCACCAGCGGCCTGACGGACGTGGACGTCCAAGCTGCTACGCTGCGAGTGATGAGGTGCTCGTGAGGGGACGACGATGGTAGGTGCGAACAGTGGCAACCAGCTCAACCTGATCGTCTTCGAGCTCGGGATGCGCACCGTGGACGCCGAGGGTCGACTGCCCGCACAGCACCGGATCGTCTCGGTGCAGCCGATGGTCGTCGCTCCCCGACAGGTGCAGTACACAGACACCAAGTTCGGGCGGACCGAGCAGACCCCGCAAGGCGCCACCCGCGTCGTCGGGGGCCGGGCGCTGTGGCAGTGCTCGCTCGACGGCTATTTCGGGGTCGAGTCGCGCGGGATCGGGACGTTCATCGGCACCGGCGACGTGCGGTTTCAGCGGTTCTGGCGCGAGATCGTCCGGCTGAGCGAAGCCGCGAACGCGGGCCACGTCGACGAGGCGAACCGGATCTACCTCACCAACGCCGCCGCCAACATCCCGCTGCGCCTCGCCACCGGCGCCTACCAGCCCGGCCGGTCCACCTTCTACCTCAACTACTACGACCTGTGGCACGACGTCTCAGGAGAGGTGTCGATCCCCTCGTTCAGGTTCGAGATCGCGGCGACCGAGGGCGGAGCGACCGGGAACCGTCGGTACCAGATGCAGGTGGAAGAGGTGGGGCCCCTCGTCATGAGCGAGCCCGGCCAGGTGCTGTCGGGCATGTTCACCGCGCTGTCGCTGTGGAACGACGTCAACCAGCTACTGCAGAGCTACAACCTCGACGCCGTGACCGCCTCGCTCACCCAGGCCGCCGCGCTGCTCGGGTCACAGGGCGAGCTGTTCGAGTCCACGCTGGAGATCATCAACGGAAACGCGGACGGGGCCACGGCCCTGCTCAACGGCTACGCCCCGGACGGGGCGAGTAGCCGCACCCGCATCGAAGACGACGACGACGACGAGACCACCGACCTGACGCGGTACCTCGGCACCGCCGAGGTGCTCCGCGACGCCTCCACCGCGATGGCCGACACCGTGGCCGATGCCGCCCCGACCCAACGCACGCCGGACCCCGGGCAAGTGCGCTGGTGGGACCTCGTGGGCGAGGGGGAGGCCAGCGGGATCGAGGCCGCGGAGCGGATCGACGAGCTGCACCAACTCGCCGACGCTGCCGCGTTCCAGCGGGCCGCGGGCAAGCTCTACGGGATGTCGACCACCGAATACCGCACCCTGCTCGAGTCCACCGGACGGCTCGGCCGGCGCCCGAACCTCGCAGGCACCTCGACGCACCACGTCCAGGACTGGGACACTCCCGAGTCGCTCGAGCAGAGCTACGGGGTGACCTTCGACGAGATCCTGACCCTCAACGGTCTGCTTCCGAGCGAGGCGTTGCTCTCGGGTGTCCAACTCCAGATCCCACAGCGCCGCGCGCTCGGGATGCAGTCCTACCTCGACGGCCTGCCCACCTTCGGAAGCCACGCGGGCCGCGAGGCGTGGGGCGCCGACCTCCGGATGGATCTTGCTGTCGACGCGGATGGCCGGATCCTGACCGTCGATGGTCCGGACGTGCTCGAGCAGGGAATGCGGTGGATCATGGAGGCCAACGGCGAAGACCTACTCGAGTTTGCCAACGCGGCCCCCAACGTCGTCAACGCCACCGGCGACGCACGCCAGATCATGCTGCGCAAGCGGATCGCCGCGCTGCTCGCCGCCGACCGACGTGTCCGGAGCGTGCAGGACGTGCAGGTGACATTCACGCCGGACGGAGAGGTGGACGTGGATGCCACCATCGTCGCGATCAATGGCGAGACCGTATCGACCGTGAGGAGCTAGACCAATGGCCGATCTCCCGACCTTTCCCGACCTGCTCGCGCAGTACATCCAGCGAGTGATCACCTACTCCGATGACCTGACCTACTTCGGAGAGAACTCGGTCAACTACGCGATGGCGCGGGCCGATGCGTCGCTCGGTGCCCAGCACCAGGCGCTCAACCGGGCGCTACTGCGACGTCACACGCTGATCGGCGCCGACGGCGACGACGCGGTGGAGGTAGCGTCGGAGCATGGGGCACGACGTCGGGGGGGCGTGCGCGCTCGAATGCTCGTGGTGTTCCGTCCCCACGTCGCCAAGGTCACGGCGATCACCGGAGCGCTCATCGAGGTGGCCGACGCCTCCGCCTTCGAGGCCGGGGATTCGATCCGCATCCGGAGCGCCGACGGGTCCACCACCGAGTTGCTCTTCGTCGCCGCGATCACTCTCGGGACGGGGCCGAACAGCGGCGACGAGCTGGACGTGGGTAGCATCGTGAACGCCTACACCCCAGCCACGGAGAACGTGTCGATCCTCCTGCGCGCCAGCATCGCCGAGGGCACGGTGGTGCGGACCCAGAGCGGGATCACATTCGAGACGCTCGAAGCCCTGCAGATCGGCGACTCCAACGCGGTGCTCTCGGGGGAGAGCTCGACCCTCGCGCTCAACGACAAGGTGTGGGCGGAGGCCACCGTGCGGGGCGCCGCCGGCAACGTGGGCCGCCTCACCGTGACGGGACTCGAGACCCCCAACGCCGACGTGAAGGACGTGCTCAACCCCGAGCGCGCCTTCGGTGGTCGCGAGCTCGAGTCGCTCGCCACGCTCAAGCGCCGCGCCGCGCACCAAGCCCAGGACGGCGCCCAGGAGACCGGCGCCTACTTCGAAGCCGTGTGCAAGGGCGGGAACCGCAACGTGCTGCGCGTGTTCCCGGGAGACAGCACGTTCGTCAACACGATCCAGCTCATCGTCGTGTCGCGCAACGGTGGGGGCCTGGCCACGGACGAGCTGCGAGCCCTCGAGCTGTACGTGCAGCAGCGCGTGCGGTCCGAAGCCAGAGTCGAGCTCGTCAACGCCACGATGACCGCCGTCGAGGTGGATGCGACGGTGACCCTGGATCCGGGGACCGCGACCGCGGCCGAGCGACTCGAGGCCGCTTACGTGGCCGCCGCCGATCGGCTCGCCGCGTTCATCGACTTTCGGAAGTGGCAGGAGGGCGCCGACGTCGACGAGGCTGACCTGCTCTCGATCGTGAACGAAACCCCGGGCATTGCCACGGTCAACACCGCGGCGTTCCTCCCGGCTGCCGATGTGGCCGTGGCTGCCACCAGCGTCCCCGTGCTCACCCGCCTGGTGCTCACCGACGAGACCAGCAACGAGACCATCGGCGCCGACCTCACGCCGGAGTTCTGATGGACCTCGCATTCTACGACCCCGCCGACGAGCCCGTGCTGCCATCCGCGGCCCGTCAGCCCTGGACCGTCACAGGGGCCGGGGGCACCCTCCAGAGCAACCACCGGATCCGGGTCATCGGCTCGGCGACGCCCAACCGGTACGCGCGGGCCGTGGCCGGTGCGGGCCCGACCTCGCGCATGGAGATCCAGGCGTCGTTCACCGGGATCACCAACGAGGCCTCGATCTCCGGCCACCTCGTCGTCATCGACGACGGTGCTCGAGCGGTGGGCGTGGCGATCGGCGACGAGTTGGCCTTCGTCGTGCCATCGACTGGCGCCCGGATCCTGACGATCTCACCGTCGTGGGGGTGGACGCGCGAGACGCGATACCACCTGATCAAGCGGGGCACGACGTCGTGGGACATCTACGCCGACGGCCGGCTGCTCAAGCGTCTGCCCTACGAAGCCGCCGCCGCGGGCGGCTACCTGGTCTCCCCGGGGACCGCGTGGGGGTGGTTCGACTCGACCACGGGCAGCGGGGACTGGCGCCTCGTGGAGTCAGGAGTGGACCTCGCACTCCCGCCGCAGCACCTCGTCGACCGGATGCGCGCGTCCATGCCCGGCCCGCTGCAGGCCAGGTGGACCCGCCGACACACCGCGCTGCTCCGTGCCATGGTGGGTACCACCGAGCTGTCGATGGACCAGGCTCGCGGGATCCACGAGCTCCACACCGCTGCGATGCTCGAACTCGAGTCAACGGCGTGGGACGGGGCGAGCGATCCGGTTGACGACTCCTGGGTCGAGACCTCAAGCGGCGTGCAGGCGTTCCCCGGGTCCACCGTGCGCAAGCGCCAGCGCCTCACCGGCCAGGCGCAGGAAGACGGCTGGACGTACACGTTCGCCACCCCGCAGAACCCCGCCGACATGGTGCTGCGCGTCCGAGCTCGGGTGTACCTCCGCGCTCACGACACGGTCTCGACCCTCGGACGGGTGGGGCCGTTCCTCCGAATCGAGGACGGAAACAAGGTGCTCGACGTGCTGATGCTCCACAGCGGAGAGGCACACGAGGCCATCGGGTGGAGGCTGTGCACCGGGGACCTGTCCGGCCCGGCTGGCGACCTGGGCACCTGGCAGGGTGAAGACCTCCACCTGTGCGACCCCGAGCAGGACGAGGGCACCGAGGTGGAGGTGTACGTCATCGGGCGGACCCGTGTGGTGCTCTTCGTCGACGGCCACCTCGTCGAGGACGCGCCATACTCGCAGCTCTCCGGAGCCACGTCGACGGCCAACTACGCGGTGCAGATCGGCGTGGCGGGTGACAGCGAGTTCACGGCCACCGTCGACTACGAAGACGTGGAATCCGGCATCGCGCACGCGGACCTGCACCAGCGCCCCGAGTTCATCCAGAGGCTGCAGGAGCGCACGATCTTCGTGGGCGGGTGCGAGCGTCCGGACCAGCTCGAGGTGTGGAGCCGCCACCGGTTCGGCGTCTTCGAGGCTCGGGGATCCTCGCGCGCCATGAACGAGGTGCGGCGGGTGACCTGCGACGACGACGCGCAGCTCGTGGTCTCTACCCAGCCGTCCGAATGGTACCTCGAGCGCACCTACCCGGAGGTCACCCCGATCTTCCTCGAGTCCGACGACATCATCGTGGCGGGCGCGGCCGAGTTCGGCGCCAAGTCCCCCAACCTCACCCCCGCCGAGCTCGCCAAGGTGATCCAGACGTACCTGCTGCCCCGATCCGTGATCGAGTCGCAGTTCGCTGCCTACCTGGCGACGAAGCTGACCGCCGCCACCGTGACGACCTCGACGACGGCGTTCACCGTCGAGGACGCCACCGGGTTCGAGGCTGGAGACGCGGTCGAGCTGCGCGGGGATGCGACGGACGGAGCCAACACCCCAGACCTCGACCTGACCTACGCGGTGGGCTCGGACCGAAGCGACGTCAGCATCCGCGACCTGTCCGGAGGTGGGGCGCATGGCACCCTGGTGGGTGGCTCGACACTCCAGAACGGGATCGGGCTCGACCCCGTGATCGCATCGGACTCCCCCGGGTTCTCGGGAGGGGGGGTCACCACGGCCGGGTACACGCCGGACATCGCAGGTAGCGAGGTGACGATCGCTGCGTGGTTCCGCTGGGTCAACGTGTCCAACGACTATCTGTGGTCGACCAACAGCCATGCGATCGACGGCGGGACCATGGTGCGGGTGCTCAACTCGGGCGCCGACATCGAGGTCAACTTCTACAACGCGATCGGCGCCGCGGACTCCACTACATTCGTCGGGGCGTTGTCGGGGCTCGCCACGGGCGACTGGTTCCACGTGGCCGTCGTGCTCAATGCCACCACCTTCCGGCTCTACGTCAACGGCGTGCAGGTGGGGTCACCGACCACGCTGACGATCACTCCGGCCACCCCCACAACCCCGGGGTTCAGGTGGGGCGGAACGGGGGCCAACACGTGGCTCGCCGACAAGCAGGATCTGATCGCCTTCGATCGCGAGCTCGTGGCGTCCGAGGTGCTCGCGCTCTACAACGGGATCCGCCGAGCTCCACCGCGGCAGAGCCCCGACCTGCACTGGGCCGGGCGAGCGTACCCCGCCGCGCTGTGTCGGTGGAGCCCGGACTCGCACCAGGCCGAGCACGTCCGCGTCGGCGCACGAGACGGACACGTGTGGGCCGCATTCGAGACCACCACCGACGGGCAGGCCGGACTGTCGGCCACCGGCGAGTCGACGACGTACGCCGGCCTGGTGGCCGACAAGGTGGCCGACATCACTGCAGCCACCGTCGTCAACGTGGCCGGGGGTGGCACCTACGTGGCGACCGTGGTGGGCCTCGACGCCACCAACTCACCGGCCCTCGAGGAGATCGCCGTGACGGCCGGAAGCCCCGCGGTCGGCTCGCAGACGTGGAACGAGGTGCACGGCGTCTACCTGTCCGCCGCCCAGGGTACCGACGTCGACGTGGACGACAACTCAAATAGCAACCTCCTCTATCGAGTGACCACCGGCCAACTGTCCGAAGGGCTCTACCTCTTCGACCCTCCCTACCGCGCGCACTACGGGCACCCGCTGGTGGTGGACTCCTCGACCGCCCTATCGGTCAGTGCGCTGGTAGTAGGCCACCAATACGGGGACTCGACCCAAGTTCTGGAGGCGGATTTTGCGGGTGGGGCACAGGCGACGCTCGCCCAGCCCCTCGTCGACGTCCGAGCACTGGCGGTCGGGTACGTGTCCGGCGCCGCCACGCTCGACATGCAGCCGGGCCTCGCCACCCCAGCAGGTACGATCCGCGTCACCTCGAGCAACGCCGCCGACGGCCAGACGATCCGGTCGGTGTTCCTCGACGAGACGGGCGAGCTCGTCCACGAAGACGTGACCCTGTCCGGTACAACGCCCGTGCTCGGCGCGCGGCTGACGCTCTGCTTCCTGGGTGCCTACGTGGTGGGCGACGCCCTGCCCGTGGGTGACGTCACGATCGAGTCCTACGAGGGCGCGGCCGGCGAGATCGTGACCCTGGGCACCATCACCGCGGCATCCGGCGAAGAGAGCGTGGGCGCCCGACGGTTGCGGCTCGATCTGATCCCCTCGACGGGCCTTGAGCTCCGCCTGGAGGTGGCCACGTCGAGGCCGTTTCTCGTGGCCGTGGTGGGCCGCGACGTCGACGGGTCCACGCAGGTTCAGGCCGTCGAGGTGCAGGACACCAAGTGGCTCGACATCCCCGGCACCTGGTCGCACGTGGAAGCCCTGTGCGTCGCCCACCTGCCTTCGAGCTCGTGGGTGCGGCTCCGTGGGACCCTGTGGCGGTTCGGCTCCATGAACGCCGCGCTGCTCGGACTCCAGGCCGTGACTCACTGGACGGCCAGCACCGACGTCCCCACCCCCGACGCCAAGCTGGATGACGACACGGGCCGCGACGTCGCACTCGGGTCCCTGGTGCAGCTCACCGCGGAGGGCTCGAAGTTCGAGCGCACCACGATCACCTCGATCGATCCCATCACTGGCGACGTCGTGGTACCCGCCCTGTTCGAGGACTTCGCGATCAACGACATCATGCGGAAGGTGACGTAATGCCAGGAAATAGCCCGGGTCTCCGGTACCTCAATGACCTCCGGCTCGGCTACGAAGAGCTGGCGTGGCTCCAAGACGACTACGACCTGCACGCCAGGCTCCACCGGATGGCGAGCGCCTACGAGCCCGGGTGGGTCGGTGGGTCGTGGCTGGCCAACGGCGCCACGGGCCTCGGGTGGAACATCGTCGACGGTGGCACCGGCAACCTGGCGGTCGACTCGATCGACGGTGGTGACGAGGGCCTCGCACTGTTCCGGCGACGGAACAACACCGACGCCCCGGCGCTGGGCGTGGACCCCGACGGCCAGTTGCTGATGATCTACCCGAACGACGGGCAGCTACTCCGCGATGCTGCGGGCGCTCTGATCTCCGTGCCCAACGACGGCGTGTGGCGCACCCTGGTGGCTCGCGCAACGCTCCAGGTGGAAGCGCCGGGCCGGATGGACATGACCGTGGGGGTGGCCACCGTGGTGGGCGACGGAACGCAGTTCCTCCGCTATTCCGACGGTGGCGACCTGCGGGCCACCAAGTTCCGGGTGCCGTCCGGCGCCAACGCTGGCGACTACGAGTTTCTGGCAATCGCCAGCGACACGTCGACGACGATCACCCCGCTGCCGGTGGCGACCGAAGCTAATGTCGAGTTCGTGGTGATCGGCGACTTCGCCTCCGCCGCCGCTGATCGGGACATCCATTCCGAGCTGGTGGTGACCTGGGAGCTGGTCACCCGGACGGTCGCACCGCAGACCGACGCGCTGATCGCGTACGACTGCATGCGCACCGGTGGCACCCTGTCGCTAATCGACCGACGCCGCGCCAACATCTACCGGCCCGCGGTGATCAACCACGAGCGCCGGTGGCACATCCAGCCCGAGCTCGTCCTGGGCCCGTCGGCTGCGGCCGTCGCCGACTACCCGGCCGTGCCCCAGTCGGCTGCTCGAGCGCTGTACTACTCCCCGTGCACCAGCACCCCCGCCGGTGGGTCGCACTTCTGCGCCGTCGCTCCAGCCGCGGTCGGATCGGGACTCCACCAGGGGGCAGACGTGGCCTCCGGCCTGCTCGGCGCGTTCGTCAAGGACAACGTCACGTGGCAGATCGAGATCCGCGAGTACGTGCCCCAGGCGTACGTACACGGAACGAGCTCGAGCAACGCCGAGGCCCCATGGCGGAACCCCGACGGCGGAGCCGCGGTCACCCCGATCTCCTCGCAGACCGGTGACTGCCGCGGGCTCGCGCTGCTCGCGGTGCCCAACGGCACCGGCAACACGCACCTGATGTGGTACCTCGACACAGCCGGGGACCTCTACCAGCTCTCGAGTAGCGACAACGGGGCGACCTGGACCGTTGCGGCCGTGATCACTCTCGGGTTCGCCGCCGGCTACGGGATCGGAGCGACGCTCACCCGCACCGGCCGGATCCTCCTGGTGCTCTGCAACGACTCCGGCACCGAGATCCGCTACATCCGGAGCGACAACTACGGCACGACGTGGGATACCAACACCACCGCCGGCCACGCGATCGACCTGACGGGCGGTGTCGGCCAGTACCGCTACCCGAGCATCGCCGAGGACGACTTCGGAAACCTGTGGCTCGCGATCGAGGACTGGTCCAGCGGGGCCAGCGGGCGCGTCGTGGTGCTGTACCGCGGCACCGACGTGAACGACCCAGCACCGAGCTCGGACACACCCGCCGGCGGATGGATCGTGAGCCCGGATCCCGTGCTCAACGCCACGACACCGCCGACCGACTTCACCTCCCCGCAGGTGCTCCCCGGTCCTGACGGGCAGGTGTTCGTGTTCATGCTCGGCTTGCGCGATGCGGCGTTCGCCGAGCTCGGTGTGGCCACCACTACCCACGGCGAGCTCACCCGGTATCGGTACCTGCACCATGCGGGCGACGTGTCGGTCGTAGACACCAACTACATCCCGCACTGTGTCGGCCAGGATGCCGCCGGTGTGATCCATTCCATCTATGCGGACCTCGAAGCCACGAACGACGACTACCGGGACGTGCACTACCTCTGTCTGCCCATGCAGCGGTTCGGGTCCCAGCTCTACGGCGGTGGGTAACGATTTCTTGACGGCGGCATACACCGCGGCTACTCTCTTCGCGAGAGGAGGTGTGCTGTGTCGGTCACCTGTCACCACTGCCGAGCCGACGTCCCGGGCCAGGCGGCTGTAGCCGTCGAGGGCAGCCTGACCGTGCGCCAGTGCACGGAGTGCGGCGTGACGAACCTCCACCGGGGCTCGCCGCAGGCCGTCCGCGTGGAGTTCCGTGTGCGCACACGAACTGCCCCCGACGTGGAGGCCCGTCGGAGCGCCTGACCGCTGTACGCTGACGTGAGAGGACGACATCATGAACGACCTGTTCCGGCCGCCCGCACTATCGCTGGGAGCCGATCACATCGCTTACCAAGCCGATGCGCTCGAGCTGACGTCTCGGCTTTCAGCCGGGTGCGTGCACCTGACGATCACCGACCCGGCCTATCCAAGCCTGGAGAAGCACCGGGCGGTCGGCACCACCACCAGGCTGACCGCCAAGTGGTTCGACGTGGTCTCCTACGACTACCTAGGCGAGTGGCTCCGCGAGCTGTACCGCGTGCACAGCCCGAAGAGCCACGCCTACGTGTTCGGCGACGACGCCACGATCGAGGTGCTCCGACCCATGGCGCGCGCCGCCGGCTGGTGGGCCTGGAAGGCGATGCCGTGGGTGAAGACCAAGCGCCTCGTCAACGACCCGACCGACCTCGAGCCCGCAGACGTCCGCATCGGGACCGGATACCACTGGCGTGCGTCTCACGAGCTCGTGCTGTTCCTCGAGAAGCGCACCAGCCCCCAGCCGTCAAATTGGACGCCCGACAGCAAGCCCAAGGGCAAGGGGCGTCAGCTCAACAGCCGCAGCTGGCCCGACGTGCTCGTGGGCCCACCGGTCCGGGGCCATTACCCGACCCAGAAGCCCACCACCGTTGTGGAGCGGCTCCTGCGCAACTCAAGCGCGGAGTCCGAGCTCGTCTTCGACCCGTTCGCGGGCAGCGGCATCGTGGGCCGCGTTGCCGAGAACTTCCGCCGCCGCTTCGTGCTCGGCGAGAAGCGGCCCCGAGACGCCGGCGACACCCCGCCGCTCGCACTGGTGCCGTGGGAGTGCACCGAGTATCGAGTGCTGGAGAGCACGTGACCCCGCAACAGCGCCGCGGTCTGCTCGTACGGGGCCCGCGCCCAGATCAAGGGAGGACGACCTAATGGGCCGCAAGATCAAGAGGGTTGCGATGGACTTCGACCCGCTCAACGAGGAGTGCACCGCGTGCAATGGCAGAGGCCGCGACCTGACCTATCGGAACGTCGAGGCCCTCGCGAGGCTGATCCTGGTCGCGGGATCGGACAGCGTCCGGGGGCCACGTCCCCATCCCTACTTCGCCAGCACGCCGCTCGACCGCGTGGGACCGAAGATGCACGAGTTGACCGCTGGGCTGGCTGGTCGTCCCCCGAGGTACGGTCACGACGCAATCGACGGCTGGAGGGCGACCGATAAGCTGATCGAGGCAGCTGGCTTGGACCCCGAGACGTGGGGGGTGTGCGAGCACTGCGGTGGCAACGGCGAGGAACCGGGGCACAAGGACATCGCCGCATTGCGGGACGCCTGGGAGGAGGAGCCCCCGCCCGAGGGCGATGCGTACCAGCTCTGGAGCACCACGACCGACCCGGACCCGGACCCGGAGTGAGCCAGCCCGAGCTGTTCCCCGGCCGCCGAGACGATGGGCACCGCTACACCATCGAGGCCGCGACCGTGAGGGGGCGGAAGCACCCCCACCGCTCCGCTGCCCTGCTGCCCGTGATGGGCCTGCCGTACCACCTCGAGCGCGCCGCGCGCATCATGCGGGGGCTCGCCGAGAGCCTTCGCAAGTGCGACGCCCTGTGGCACCAGGAAATGTGCCCCGACAACGACCACCCGTTCACCGCCTGTCCCCGCAGGCGTTTCCACGACGTGCACCTGTACCTGGAGGAAGCGTGTCACGAGACTCCGACAACCCCACCCCCATCCCCGAGATCACCGTCTACGAACCTGTCATGATGCGAGCCGTCGTGGATTTCCAGAGCTACTGCCCCGACGAACTAGGTCTGGAACAGCGCGTAGAGCGCTGCATCACGACCCACCCCACGCTGTCGTTCGGGGTGGAGGCCGTGACGGTCGACCGCCTGATGCCCGACGACAACGACAAGGTGACCCCGATCACGTTCCACGAACCGCCGTCGTGGATGGCGGAGACCGCCGTGACCCCGTCTCCGCTGGACCTCGACCGCGACGAGGCGATTCGGCGGCTGCGCGAGACCTGTCGATGGGGCCTACACACCTCACAGTCCCTCATCCGTCTGATCGCCGAGGGCCAGCAGGAGGCCGGGGCGAACCTGTCCGTGCCGGAAAACGTCGTCGATGCACCCCCCACCGACCCCGGTGACTCCACGATCGCGGTGGGCGAGCCGGATGGTCCGATGCACCTGGTGGACCAGCTCCGCACCGGACGCCTGACACCAACGCCAGAGAGCGAGGACCCGTCGTGATGGCCGCCGACCCACGAGACGGAGTCGACACGATGAGCCCCATGGACAAGGCAGGCGAGGGCCTCATGCAGATGGGCCAGGCCGCGCAGGAAGCCCTCGGACTGGCTCGCCAGGTGCTCCCCCAGTTCTACGTGCTCGGTGAGGTAGCTGCCCGCGTGGCTGCGCTCGGCATCGAGGTGGCGGCCATCGCGGGTCAGTGCACGGGTGGGCGGCTGCTGAGCCCGGAGGCCCGTCAGCGGCTCGCAGCGATCCGCGTGGAGCTGGACCAGCTCACGAGCAAGCTGTGAGCCAGTGGGTGCAGCGGGTTGCCCGCTGGTTGCCCAGGACCACTAAGCAGATCAACGAACCGGGTTGTCAGAGGCCAGTTTTTATACCGACTGGCGGAGGACCGAAGGAATCAGGCCCACAATCCCCACACCGAAGGAACAAGCTCATGAACCGACTGGACATCCTGCCCGATCATACCATCGATGAGCCCGAAGGGTATCTCGTGGTCAACGTCACCCCCAAGCGCGTGAAGCTGCTCGACCTCACCATGGACACCATCATCGACTGGTGGATGGACGACGACGGGATCCGCGTGGCCGTCCACACCGTGCAATTCGACCGCGACGTGGGCATCAACTCCGCGCCGACACCTGCCCCCATCACCCTGGTGCCCCCGCCCATCGAGGTGGTCCACTGGCTGAACGGCAGGCGTGACGCATCCCGGGTCGCCCGGAAGGGCGCCACGACTCGCGTACGCGATGCAGGCCAAATCCTCCGGCCCAAGGAGACCCCGTGATCCTGAAGAAGCGCCGCACCGCGGCAGGCACCGAATTGCTGATCGGTGCCCCCATGACCGGCAAGACCGAGACCATGTTCCGGCTGTCGGCGAACACCGGGAACCCTATCGTGACGATGACGGCCGGGTTGGCCGACAACTTCGTGGCCCGGGCGATGGAGATGGGGATCACCACCATGCCCCGACCGGTGACGTACGCCGCGCTCAAGGCCGGCGAGGTGAAGGGAGCCGTCATCATCGACAACCTCGACGACATGCTCAGGGAGCTGTGCCCCAACAAGGTCACGACTTGCGGCATCCGCGAGTCCCGGCCGTGAAGACCATCGTGCACGGCAACGCCCTGGGCAAGACCAAGGCGACCATGTCAGAGGCTGCACTCGCACGCCTGGAGCGACGATGTTCGGGGCATTGCTGCCGCACGTTCGTCCTGCACTTCGACCGCCACGAGGCAGTGACCGCTCGAGAGGAGCGCATTGCCCAGGGCGAACTCGTGGTAGACCTCGACGAGGCTGGCAACTGCACCGTGTACGACCAGCGGCCCAGCATGTGCCGCCGCTACCCGTACGACGAGAGCCCGTGCGCGTTCCGCGGCTGCACGCTGGACGACCGACCGAACATCGCGGCCGAGTGGGGCGAGATCGCCAACGGCCCGCTGGCCTAGAAACCGTTACGCAACATCCGCAACGTGAGAGGACGACATGAACGAATGGGACGAAGAACTGAGCGTGCTGCGCGGCATCGTGTCCGCCGCATACGACCGGGAGCGGGAGCTCCCCCCCGACGAGCGCCGCCGCGACATCGAACAGATCACCAAGGGCGTGCTGTTGCTCACCACCCTGCCCGAGGCCGCGTTCCGGGTCGGGCTCAAGCACCTGCGCATGGACATCCAGCGCAAGAACCTCGAAAAGCTGCCGTGGCTATCGGCTCCCCTCCCCGAGGGCCGGGCCCACGCTGCCGTGTGCCGCGAACTCGACCGCTCGCTGAAGAAGCACGGCGACCAGATGGGCCAGCCGATCCTGCTGACTGGCGAACCTACGACGACGTGGAGGCAGTTCGGCCAGCAGATCGAGAAGGCCGCGAGGTACCAACTCAGCTCTCTCCCGAGCTGGTATGCCATCCTCATGGAGGAGGTGGGCGAGCTGCTCCAGGCGGACGACCTCGAGTCCGCGCGGGCCGAGGCGGTGCAGGTGGCTGCCATGGCGATCCGCCTGATCCAGCGCATCGACCTCGAGCTCTTCGAGGAGACGGTGGAGGAACTCCTGCCGCACGCCACCCAGGCCGGCGCCGAGAAGTCGGTGCGAGTGACCGCATTCGCGGACAAGCCGATCGCCTCGTGGGAGACCACCGAGGGCGGCGAGCACATTCCGCGCGAGGTGCTGATCGACGTTCTCGAGAACGACCAGCCGTGACCCCCGGACCGGCCCCGTGCGCGTGCGGACACGCGCACCGGTTCGGTGCGTCGTGCACGGAGTGCTCGTGCTCGCGGTACTGCCCGGACTACGTGGCCCAGGCTCGATCCGCTGGCCTGGACGTGACGCCGGAGATGCGTCGGTACCAGCGAAACGTCGAGTGGTCCATGGAGTGGACGCCGCCGAGCTCGCTCGACCCGAGGCCCTGCGCCTACTGCGACCGTCCCTTCAGACCGCAGCGCCGGCACCGGACGACCTGCTCGGGTGCCTGCCGAGTCGCGCTGCATCGGGCACTCCGGTACGGCGACGGCGACGTACCGCCCGCGTCCAGCGACGTCCGACGCGACACCGTCAGCGCCGAGCGGAGAGCAGCCACCGGGGTGGGAATCATGACCGCCTCGGAGTCCTACGAGGCCGACGTACGCGTCAGAGCACGCGAGCGCGGGTAGGCTGCTACACTAGCAGCATGCACGGCCCCATGCCTTTCTGCGAGGAACCGATGACCACGACTCCCAAGGCCCTGTCCCCCCGCGATCGCGACTACTTCGACGGCAAGCTGGGCGGTTCCCCCGTGGGCCCCCACATCCTCGAGACGGACGTGGGGGGCAACCGCCAGGCGAAGTTCGGCGAGATCCTCGACGGGATGATCGGGCAGTTCCGCCGCGCCGTGATCGCCACGATCACCGCGACGGGTGGGTCGGGTGGTGCCACCGCCGGCTCGCTGTCCGTGGCCGTGACCGATCTCAACGGCGAGGCCGTCGACGAGGCCAAGGAGATCCTGGTCGTCGCCCAGGGTACGCAGTACGACCCCGAGGGCACCCCGACGTCAACAGTGACGTACGCGACCGCGACGGCCGGATCGATCGTGGCCACCGGCGCCGGATGGGCGCTCGTCCAGACGGACGCCTCCGGCTCGTTCGCCTGCACCGTGTCGAACTCCGCCGACGAGACGGTCTATCTCTCGGCGCAGCCAGCGCCGCGAGGCTCGAGCGACCTCACGGGCACGATCGCCGCCGTCGCTGTCGCATCCAACTCCGACGACGCGACATGGGCCGCGTGACCCGCGATGGCGTTGCCTGAGAACACTCGCCAACGTCTTCGGTTCGCGCTCGCCAGCGCGACCGACGGCCTGCTGACCGAGCCGATCGCCTACAACGTCTCGTGGTTCAACGTCCCCGTGACGGCTGACGCTGTCCTGGCGCCGACGCCGGGCGCTGGCGCCAAGAGGGCCGCCGCGTTCGTTGACCTGCACTGGACGCCGGAAGTCCTGTGATCCACGGTGTGGACCCGTCCAAGTCCTATGTGGGGTACGCCGTGCTCGACCCCGCCCCGGGCCACACTGTCCCGGGGATCGCAGTGCTCGAGGCGATCCGACTGCCGCCCCACGAGGAGGGCCAGCTCGCTCGCCTGCACGCCGTCATCGGGCGCCACGTTGCCGAGTCGGACCCGAGCGATCGGTGGGTGATCGAGGCTCCCCCGCCGGCCGCCCGCCAGGACACCGGCCACGGATGGCAGGCCGCGATCGGTGATGGAGTGGGGTTCATCGGGGGGATCGTCGCAGGGATGGCCATGGCCAAGGACCTCGACGAGCTGCCCGTCCGCGTCCGTCCGAACCTGTGGCGCACCCGGATGATCGCGCTCTCGACGAGGTGGGGCCGACCGCTCGCCACCCCCAAGGAGCGGCTTGCCGCGATGAAGGCCAAGCCGGGGGCCGTGGCCAAGGTGGAGCGCGACCCGGACCGGCCGAGCGGGTTCGCGCTGCGGTGGCGCGACTGCGACCACGTGTGGCGAGCTCGCGACCTCGCCGCGGTGCAGTTCAAGCCCGATCGCTGCCCGGAATGCGGCCACGAGACCGCCAGCCGCGCCGACCGTGTGCGCGACATGTGGAAGGCGTGCGCGGTGGAGTTCGTGGGCCACTGGTGGCCGGACGAGTTCGAGATCCTGGTGGCTGCCGCACGAGGCCGAGCCCGAGCCAACGCGCAAACGCGACAGCCGCACACGCTCAAGGGCGTCGCTGATGCGTGCGAAGCCGTGGGGATCGCGTGCTACTCGATTCCGGATGAGAGTAGCTGAACGGGTTTCTTGCGCTTCCGTTCCCTGGCGTGTATGCTGTGACTGGACAACGGGGAACGATGTCGAGTCCCCCCAAACCAACGAGAGAAGACGATGGCAGCTATCTACGACATGGACAACGGCATGCAGCTCACCGACGGCCTGCAGGGATGCACGGTCAGCGACGAGGCGATCCAGACCGCCCAGCGCATCGCGGTGGACCTCGACGAGCCGGTGCTGCTCGAGGACGACGACGGAATGTGGGAGGTGAACCCCGACGGCACGTGCGACCCCCACGAGCGCACCCCGCGCTACACCTGCGACGGGTCGGTCAGGGGTTCGTGCGGCGTGAAGCACGGCAGTCCCGAGGCCGCGGGCAACTGCACGCGCCGCGACCACCGCGGGTGCGTCAGGCAGGGGGGCTACAGCGATCGCACGCTCGTTTCCCTCGACGGGCTGCCGATCAGCAACGAGGACTTCGAGCGCTTCTATGACGCGTTCGACGGGAGCGTCTAGCCTCGCGGGTACCTGGACACCGAGGAGTGGGTTCCGAGCGACCACCCTACCCCTTGGGGCGGTGGTTGTGAAGTGGTGCCTCAACGCCCGCACCAACCGTGCGGGCTGCTTTTTAGCGCCTTTCAACCAAGGAGATTGGCATGTTTGGTTTTGTCGCCGCTGACCCCAGGGGTCGTGTTCGTGCGCCGAGGGTTCGGTGCATCGCGCTAGCTGTTGCCCTCGCGACGGGGGACCACCCCTGGCTGCACGAGGGGCGGGGGCCCCTCACCCTGCCCGACGTCCCCGACGGCGTGAGGACCCTCGACGATGTGATCCGATACGCCGACGCCCTCGAGGCCGCAGGAGACTGGATCGACATCGCCTCTGGACGGACGGACGCCTGGCGTCCGCACGTGCACCGCACGCCCAAGGGAGTCCGGTGGACCCCGTGGTCCGGTGGGCGGGAGCGTTGGATCGAGATCGAGCCCACGCGGATCTCGTGGTCGACCGGCAGCGAGAAGCCTTCGCAGTTCATCGGCTCGGCGGTCGTCGCGGCAGTCGGCCTCGATCGCGCCGACGGTGTGCACATTGTGCACGATCGACATGAGGAGGCGGCGGCCCGGCGCCGCGCCGCGACGCAGATGGGCCACAACCCTTTCGTCGACCCCGAGCCGCCGGTCTGATGTGCCGTTCCCGCTCCATCACAGCGTGGTGGGGCGGCATCGGCACAGCAGCCGATTAGGGAGTCGACCGATGAAGAAGCACGTCGAGAATCTTCACCCGGCGAGGTGCGCCGAGCAGCTCAAGGCGAAGCGCGCCCAAGCTACCCCTGAGGAACTCGCGCCCGTCGACGCTGTGGCCGCCGCCGGGCACGGGTGGGACTCCCCCGAGCTCGAGCCTCACCTGACCACCACCGGGTGGCTCACCGGAGCCTGGTGGACCGCGATCGGCCGCGACGGCCCGCCGATGACGTGGGACGGGCTCGAGAAGTACATGGCGGTGGTCCGCGGCGACGACGACCCGCCCCGGCGGTCGCGCAAGGAACGCCAAGCGCTTCATGAGGGCTCTGCCACCGCGTGGAAGGGCGCCATGAGCTCGCCCGTCGCCGAATGGAAGGCCCAATTTCTGGAAGTGCTGCTCGACTCCAAGCCCCGCACGTTCAACGCCCTGCTGCTCGAGGCCAGCAACTTCACCTACACCGCCGACCTGGCGCACCAAGAGAACCCCGAGCGGGCCCTATGGGCAATGGTGGAAGAGGGCATACTGGCACACACGCCGTCGATCCCGGTCCAGTTCGGCGTGCTCGAGGTCACCCCCTCGAGCCCACTGGTTCCGGGACACCCTGTCGAAGGGTGATTCGTTAGCGATTCGCTTGACGACACACGTAGCCCCATGTATGCTGTCGTTGTCACACGGAACTGACGATGACCGCGCAACTCGACCTGTTCGCCTTCACCGCCATCGAGTTCGAGCCGTCCCCCCGGTTCGAGCCGTGCTGCCCGTGCTGCGGCGATGAGATCGAGGTGGACATCCTGTGCGGCCACGGCGAGCGCCTGTCCGAGCTGGACTGGCTGCCGTGCTGCGAAGCCGCGCGCGACCACGTGGGCGCGCACGGGTGGGACGGCTGGGCAGGCGAGGGCCTCGTGGAGAGCGTCAACCGCTCCACGGGCGACAACGTGCGCGCCTATGACGAGGGCAACAACGCCCCGCTGTGGCGCCTGTCGACGTTCGCGCCTGGGCAGGGTGTCCGCGGCTGGCAGGGCGAGGTGTTCGACCACATCGACCGCCACCACGCCCACCACGATGCCCCGCAGGGGTGGAAGTTCGGCGTGGCTGTGCACAACGGCCCCACCCGCGTGGGAGTCGCCGTCGTCGGCCGCCCGGTGTCTCGCCTGCTGGCCCAGCAGCGCCCGGGCACGCTCGAGGTCACCCGGGTGTGCACGTGGGGCGCCCCCGCCGCGCGCCGCAACGCCGCGAGCAAGCTCTACGGCAGCTGCGGGAAGGAGGCCCGCCGCCTCGGGTACACGCAGCTCGTGACCTACACGCTGGAGTCCGAGGACGGCGCGTCGCTCCGCGCCGCCGGGTTCCGGATCGAGGCTCACACCCGTGGCGGTTCGTGGTCGCGACGGGGCCGCGAGCGGACCGACTCCGCGCCGACGGGCCCGAAGCTGAGGTGGGTCCGCGACCTCTGAATCGTTCAGGGATGGTTTTGACGGGCATCATAGCCCCAAGGCTGCCGACGCAGACACAGACACAGACACAGACACAGACACAGACACAGACGAGGACTGGCTATGTCCAACAACCTGCCTGAAAACGCGCTTTGGTCCACCGACAACGGGCGCGACCTGAAGAACGAACTGGCCGGGCACCGGCTGGCCGTCCGGATGCAGTGGGTCGGCATCGCCATCCTGCTTGGCCTGTTGGTGGTGTTCTGACGCCCACCTGCGCCAGACCGGCCAGCAGCGCGCAGGCTTCGCTGAAACTGAAGGAGAAGAGCAATGACCACGAAGAGCAAGCAGCCGAACCACTTGTCCCCCTTCCGCCTCCGGGACGACAAGTGGTTCGACGAGGTCCAGGTCGTCGGCCCCGTCAACGGCGAGGCCGACGAGGCGTGCATCATCAAGGCCACCACCGTGTACCGATTCAAGACCTCGGGAATGTCCGGGGACGAGTGGCGGACCTCGGCGGCATGGTGGCTCAACCCCCGCCTCGCCGGCCTCGCCACGCCGGGCACGACCGAGCCGAGCAGCTACAGGCCGACCGAGGAGTGGTTGGCCATCGACACCGGGTACAGCGACCTGCAGGCCGCGACCTGGGGCGCCTTCCCGGCCTTCTACGGCAACCAGCCACACCTCGCCCGCCTCGAGGTGACGGCACTCGACTTCTACCGCAAGGGCCTGCTGATGTACCGCGGGTACCACGGCGAGCCGGGCACGATCCTGCCTCTGTTGACGCAGCTCGGGCACCTGCCGTGGGCCCTCGTTCACGCCGGCGAGGCCGGCGTGGTGACGGACGAGATCTACGCCAAGCTCAAGCCGCTGTGCGGGCAGCCGGGCTGCAAGGCGGCCTCGGTCTCGGTCTACGCACGCCTGCAGAACTTCGACCACCGAGGCCGCGTCATCCCCCGGAGGGACTGGGAGGGGACGCCCGTCATCGGGTTCTGCCGGGGCCACCTTCGCCGCGGCGACTGCGGCCTCAACGACGCCGACGAGAACTACGAGGTGCTGTACGGCCCAGGGCCCGACGGGGCCGAGCCCGACCCGGATGTCGTGAAGCAGGCCATCTTCGGAGGCTTTGTCTACTTGGGAGGCGAGTCGTGAGCAGCACGCCGCTCGTGAAGCTCCCCGGCGAGGGCATCCTGCTGGACTGGGGCTGGGACGATGCCACCGAGTGGCACGTGCGCGGGCACGTGGCCGACGACGTGGCTGAGGCGTGGGCCCTTGATGCCATCGAAGAGGACGGCGCGGACCCGCCGAGCCACTTCGTCGTAAGGCACCAGTGGGCGCGCTGGTCGTGTGAAGCCACACCCGACGGTCCCGGTCGCGTGCTGCGCACCTACTGGTCGAGCGGGCGCGGCCGGTTCCCACTCACCACCGCGTTCGACGGGGATGAGTGGGCGAGGCTCGCGCAGCTCCGAGCGCGACGAGCCGCGGAGATCGCGCGGGCGGAGGAGACCATGGCCGCACTGTGGCCCGAGGCCACGATCGAAGCCGTGTACGTACAGAAGGAGGGGCTGCCCACGCTGGTTGATCTGCGCTTCCCGTGGTCTCGCCACGGGCCCGACTACGTGCGCGAGTCCACCGCGATCGTGGGCTCAGCCCCGTGCTGCGAGAGCTGCGGCGCCCGAGGTGAGCAGTGATCGCCGCCGACCTGTTCGCAGGGTGGGGCGGTATGACGGAGGGCGCGACCCGAGCAGGTGCTCGGGTCGTCTACGCCGCGAACCACTGGCCGCTCGCCGTCGAGGCGCACGCCGCCAACCACCCCGGCGCCCACCACGAGTGCCAGGATCTCCGCCAAGCGGACTTCCGCGCGCTCCCCGACATCGACCTGCTGCTGGCCGCCCCGGCGTGCCAGGGACACAGCCGCGCGAGCCAGTCCAAGCGGCGCGCCTACCACGACGCGCTGCGGTCGACGGCGTGGGCCGTGATCGATTGCTGCGACCTCAAGGAGCCCCGAGTCGTCCTCGTCGAGAACGTGCCAGAATTTCTCGGGTGGCGCCTGTATCCAGCGTGGAAGCTGGCACTTGAGTCGATGGGCTACGCCGTGAGCGAGAACATCCTGCTGGCCTCGCGGCTGGGCGTCCCGCAGCGTCGGCGCCGGCTGTTCGTGGTGGCGACCCGATCGCGGGCGCCCCTGGTGCTCCGCCTCGACGAGGCCGAGGACGAGCCGCCGTTCGGGCCCTGCATCGACTGGCACCTGGGCTCGTGGCGCCCCGTCGCCAGCAAGAGCGCCGCGGTGCAGGCCCGGGTCGCCAGAGGCCGCGAACGGCTCGGGTACCAATTCCTCACCCAGCACGTGACGAACCACCCCGGCGTGGGCCTCGACGAGCCGATCCGGACGATCACCACGAAGGACCAGTGGGCCGTGGTGGACGGCGACCGGATGCGCCCCCTCACCGCGCGAGAGAACCTCCGCGGCATGGGGTTCCCCGAGTCCTACCGGGTGCCAGCCCGCGCGACGCGCAAGGACATGATCCGAGGGGTCGGCAACGCCGTCTGCCCGCCCAAGGCCGAGCGCGCCGTGCGGTTCATCCGCGCACACGCATGATGTAGCTGCGGTGCGTTTCGTTGCCGATTCATCGTCAGGGGCGTATGCTGTAGCAGTCAGCCCTGACGTGTGAGGACGTGCCCCATGATGAGTGACCTGAACCCGCCCGATAGCTACTGCACCGACACGTGCAACGCCCGCGTCCCCGTCGTAGCCTCGCGCGTCGACGTTCACCCGGCCTCAGCCCCTCCTGTGGATGCAGTGATGGGAGTCCTCGAGTTCCCCCGCACCGAAGAGCGGGTGCTGACCGCGTGGGCCGCCTGGTTCGACTTCCACGGCGCCTATCCGACCCTCGGCGAGGTGGCCGACCTCCTGGGCCTGTCGCTCACCCGGGTGCACGTCGTCGTCCGTCGCCTCGTCGACAAGGGAGCCATGGACACGCTCGGCCCGGGGAAGACCCCGTTCCTGATCACCCCCACCGGCCGAGACTGGCTCCACGCGACGTGCAGTCCTGTTCAGGTGTACCGACCCGGAGGCACGCGTGGGCGGCGATAAGCCAGCCGGCAAGCACGTACACGTCGTTTGTCCGCAGTGCAGCGTCAACGTGTGGATGTCCCAAACCCGCTTCACGAGCCGATCGTACTGCATGCTGTGCAAGACCGTCCGACTCGAGCCCGCGGCCGATCCTCGGCCGATTCCACGACTGCAATCCATGCACCCCCGACCGACATCGAGCGTCGATGGCTTCGATCTGCATCCGGATCGCAAATCCCGGACCCGAACCGTCGTCCCGCCAACGCAGCCGGGTCTGTTTGAGACGTCGGTGTGGTGTTCGTCAGATCGACCACCCCGAACACGGGATGCCTGTAGCGACGACGGTCGATGTCGGCCGGATTGAAAGCGGTCCGTTCGACGCGTCAGATCCGGCTGATACTAACCTTTCAACCGTACGCATCCGCACCGCAACCTGCAAGGAAGCCCATGGGGACTACATGACTCCTGAAGAGCTGAGAATGACCCTGGAGGGCGAACTCACCCGCCAACATGGCGGCCGGTGGACCTGCACGGACCTCTCCCCCTCCCCGGTCTACATCCGGATCGGGATGACCCACGAGCGGGGAGGTGTGATCGTCAGCCGGGAGATCGACATCCCGATGTACGTCATCGTGGATACGCAGCGCCCCGGAGGGATCCGTGCCCAGGTGGTCACGCGCACGCTCAACGTCTGCCACACGTACGGTCTGGCGATCGCGACCCTCGTGGCCAGACTGCTCGGCGAGAACGACGAAGAGCCCTCCGACGAAGACCTGCGCCTGCTCACCGGAGCGACCGTCACACGCGGGTAGCGTGTGCTACTACGGACAAACCATCCCAAGGAGTCCCCATGAACACATCCGCCGCCACTCTCCGGGGAGTCGGGTTCGTCGCCCGCTCCACCTGTGACACCTGCACACACTGGAGCCCCCACAAGCCCGCGAACCCGAGATGGGGCTCATGCGTCTGGCACGCTGTCGAGCACGAGCGAGGGGGGCGCAGCACCACGCACCCAGCCACGACGCCGCGGAACGGCCACTGTCCCACCTACAGCCGATCGGAGGAGACACAGCGCGAACTCGAGGGCTCGGACTACGCCGTGTTGTGGGAGGAGGACAGCGGCCCGAAGGGGCACGGATGACGCCCACCCGTACGTACCGCGCCGAGTGCGGGCAGTGCCCGGGGCATACGGAGAGCTCTCCGGTGCTCACCCGAGCCGAAGCCGTCGACGAACTCTCGTCGCTCGGCTGGCAGATCGGCACACGGACACTCTGCCCGTTCTGCGTCGTCGGCTGGGTGCTGCGCAGGTGCCCCGGTGGGTACCACGTCGCGATGAAGCACCGGTCGAGGGTGTTGGCACTCATCACCGGTCGCCGCGGGAGCTGGTGCGTGCAGATGTTCGACGAGGGCGGGACCCTGGCGGACCGCCTGCCGCAGCTACGCACGAGCCGGAAGGAAGCCGCCCGCGCTGCCTGGATCGAGGCCAGTCGACGGGGGTTCGCGTGACGCCTGACCGACTCCGAAGCATCGAACGAGCGATCGCGAGGTGGAACCCCCGTCGCGCGACATGCCGCGGGCCAGGCTGTAACGCCTGCTGCACCCGCGACGTGTTGGTGACGTCGTACGAGGCCGCACGCATCGCACGCGCACTGACCGACGAGCAGTGGCAGCGATGCGCCGTCACGAAGCCCACCGACCTCGGCGGGGCGTGCCCGCTGCTCGAGCAGGATGGCAAGTGCGGCGTCTACAGCGTCAGACCCATCGTCTGCCGCCTGTACCGGGTGAGCTCGCCGCCGTCCGGGTGCGTCACACGCACCGGTGTGGTGGCGCTGCTGCCCCGAGCCCCGTGGCTGCTCAGCAACCTCGAGAAGTGGCGGCGCAGCGCCGACCACCAGGGACGCCTGACCCTGCTCGCCTACCTCCACGCCATGGCCCAGGAGAGGACCAAATGAAGAAGAACGGCGGCAGCGACCTCCGCAGCGGACACGCTGGGATGAACCCGCCCGACACCGTCTACTTCGACGAGGCGCCGATGCCCCGGAGCGTACCGCCCGACGAGAACGTCACCAACTGCACGGACCCGTCCGCCTACATCGCCGAGCTCGAGGCGAAGGTCTCGCACCTCGTCGGGCAGTTCTCCGAAGCACAGGGCCAGACCAACGCTGCCGCCCGTCGCAACAGCAGACTCACCCGAGAGCTCAACAAGCTGACGTCGTCGAACAGACACCTGCGCGCCACCTTGGACCGGATGACCACGGAGCAGGAGCTTCGCCGCCGACATCCGGTCGGCGACCCCATCGAGGCCATGAACGCCAGCGACGTCGACGCCCTGCTGAGGCTGTGCCACCCGGACCGTCACGACGGTGCCCCGGAGCCCGTAGTCGAGGCCGCTGGAAAGATGACCGCCAGACTGCTGGACCGACGCCGCGAGCTCCGCCGGACCGAGCTACGATCGATGGAAAACCCATCCGGAGGCTGAGATGGACGTGAAGAAGGTGTGGGGCAAGGTTTCGGACTGGATCGACGAGGTGGCCGTGCTCGCCGCGTACATCGCGCTCGCCGTGGTGAACAAGCTGTTCGAGCTCGACATCCCCGCCGAGACGATCGAGGCGCTGGCGATCCCGGTGACCGCCTACGTGGGTGTGTCCGGAGCCAAGGCGGTAGCCGTCCAGGTGGCGATGCGGGGGGCCGTACAGGCTGCCGATGGCATCCCCCCGTTGCGCGAGCTGCGGGCGCCGTCGCCCGTCCCCACCCGGACCATCCCCCCCGTCGAGGTCAGCGGTAGCCTCGTTCGCCTCGACGATGGCCGCCTCGTTCGCCTCGACGTCGACCCGACGTCCGGCGCAGTGTCCAGCGCCGTGGTGGAGGAGTAGGCTACCGCCGCGACCAGCGATAGCCGAGTTCATAGGGGTCCTTCGGATCTCGGAGCATCGAGTCCGAGCGCCGCCGCCCCGGGTCCGTCATCGGACGCCGCCCGGGTAGCCGGTGCGTCGGTTCATCGCCCGAGACCTCCACCTCTTCGGTCTCATCGTCAGGATCGCGCTCACGCGATGCTGTCTCGTCTGGCCAGTAGTCCCCCGTGGGTGTCTCGACGATGGTGGGCACCGGGTACGCTGCCACCTCTACGGCAGTCTCCGGTGCCGAGCTCGGCACCGAGTTCCCGCGTAGCGACCGCATCGTGGGTCGGCGCAGTGCTCGAGATGGGGCCAGGGCCACCCGCTCCGGAGCCCGGCCCGCTGCCGGCGCCACGGGGGGGGCTCGCGACGCGCTCAGGGGTCCTCGACCGGCGGAGTCAGTCCGGGAGGTGCTACCGCGAGGCTCCGTCGGAGCGGGTGACGTGGGAGGGGACACCGGCAGTGCACTCGCGACGAGGACTCCGCCGGCCCAACGCCGCCAGCGCCCCGGATCGCCCACCAGGAGGATCTGCCCGACCCGACCCCGCCACCCGTCGTCGCCGAGCAGGAACCACGCAGACGTGGCCATCAGCGACCCGGCTGCACTGCCGAGACCCAGCGCTACCGCTGCGATCGCGGCAAAGAGCGTGGAGTCGATGTCGATGGGATCCCCTCGTGAGAGAGCTTGACGCGTCCGAGCGGACGGTTCAAGGTGATCGGGATGCGACGGACGGTGTACGACCTCCAACGACAGACGTGGCTCGAGCTCGAGCCCGAGCTGGAGGCCCCACAGCTCGGCCACTCTGTAACGATATCGAATCGTTCACCAATGGCGCCCCGAGCCACCATGGTGGTTTCCGTCGAGTTCCATACCGATGGATCTTTCGTGGTCGACCATCCAATCTCCGTCGACTCCGCATGGCTCGCCGACCACCTGGAGGAGGCCGCCGCCCGGCTACGTGGTGACTGAAGACCACAAGCAGAGCGCCGCAAGGCGAAGCAATCTCGGGGCCGCAGAGCCCGGTGACCACCCAGGGGGGGAGATGTCCGTCACGCTCGAGGAAGTCCACGTCGCGCTGCGCGAGACGATCGCCGAGGTGCGAGCGCTCAAGGAGCAACTCCGGGACCTCAAAGCGGGAGCGAGTGAGCGGGCCGCCATGCGCGAGCGGATCGCGGTGCTCGAGTCCATGACCGACGGCCACGAGCGTCGGATTCACGCCCTCGAGGACGCCGACCGCGAAGAGGAGCGACGTCAGTGGTGGGAGCGTCTACTCCTCCCGATCGGTGGGCTCGGCGGCGCGGGCGGTGGCCTTGTCCTGCTCTGGCAACTGGTTGAAACCCTGCAATAGCACTTCGAGGTGCGACACCCTCTGGAGTGCCTCGGTGAGCTTCCGGACCAGTTGATCACGCTCCCCCATCCCCTCCTCGTGTTCCACCTCCAGACGTCGATAGATCGCGATCAGCGCCGTGACCGCTGGCCGCAGGCTCATGGCCACGTAGATACCCACGAGGCCCGTGGCCAGGTTAAGCAGCCCCTCCCATCGGTACAGCGGGACCCACAACGTCAGCCCGCCGACCGCGTGGGCCAGCCCGCACAGCACCGAGAGCGCGGTCACCATCCGCTTCCCGCGAAGGACCGTGCCCGGTGACGGTCCTCGGTGGAGCTGCCACAGCACCCACGGGACCTCCTAGCGGAAGAAGGTATCCGACGGCATGAGCTGCGGTTGGCATTGTGCACACTTTCCGGTATACGCTGTCTCGGTTTCCCCGTAGGAGCACCACCCATGGACAGCCGAACCTCTCTCCGATTGCAGATCCGCGCGATCATCCAGACCACCCACCGCGGAGCGTCCGACCTCGAGCTGCTCCGCGACGCGGAGGGAATCCAACGGCGGACGCTCCGCGGACTGCTGCGACTGCTCGACAGTGCCACCTGCCCCCGCGAGCGTGCGGCGACCCACAACGCGGTCCACGACGCGACACGGGCCCAAGCACAGGCCGCCGGGATGCTGTCGGCCGAGATCCGGCACCCTGGCGCGTACCGTCGTCGCCTGCGTCGCCTGTTCGGTGACGAGGGACTTCAGCGGAGTCCTGGCGCGTACCTGAGTCACCTGTTCGGTGACGAGGCATCCCGCGCCGCTGCCTAGCGCCGTCGTCCCCGCATGACCCGCACGTCCACGTTGTCGCCGCACCCGAGCAGGCTCGTGTATGTGCGTGCCAGCGCTCGGATCGCGTTCGCGGTCGAGCCGCCCGTGCCGATCACGTACCCAGCGACCGCCGCATCCGTGTAGACGTAGAAGCGGTGGGTCACATCCCCCTCGATGTCCGGTTCATCGGATCGGCGGATGGTCGCATCCTCCGCCGGGTAGGCGACCAGCGGTCGCACGATGTCGAGTATGTACGACTCGACATCGGCGGCAACATCCTCGAACGCCACGTCATGGCGCAATGGCGGGGCGATGCCCCTGGCACGTCTGCTCACGTAGGACTCCACGGCTCGGTGGAGCGGTAACACGCCACGAAGACCTGCCCGCTGGGCCTGCCTCCGTGACGTGCGCCATGTCCCCACGGTCACACCGTACCACGTGGTCACACCCCCTGACCACGACGAGGCGGGCCTGCATGACCATGCCGTCGTGATCCTCAGAGACCGATCCAGAGACCAGGGGAGAGATCTCCCCCCAACCCCCCTCGGGTCGAGGGGGGCTAGTTGACGCGCACGGCACACACGGGTAGCCTGCCTCAGACAGACGAAAGGCCGCGGGGGTACTGATTGGCGTCCGTTCCCCCACGGCCAACGACGATGTGGTGGGTTCATAGCGCACACCCATGGCATCGGCCACCGTGTGCGCCAAAGAGTGTCCGCCATGAACAGGCTGCGCCGTTTTAGCCAGGTCGAAATCGCTATATGGACTGACACGTTCGGAGCTGTGTACGCACGTCGCATGGAGCAGCTCACCGCTGGCGAGGACCTCAAGAAATGAGCGCCAAGCCGTTCGCGAGCCTCGCCCCGTTCGCAATCGTCCCCGCCGCAGCGCTTCAGGTGCTGCGCCCCGGCCTGCTCGCCACCTTCATGGCGCTGGCGTCGTTCGCGTCGCACCCCGACCAGGAGCTTGACCTCACGCACGCCCAGATCGCCAAGCGCCGAGCCCGCAGCAAGCACACCGTTCGGAAGCAGCTCTATGAACTCGAGGACATGGGCGTCATCCACAGCGAGACCGTCTACCGAGACGGGGCGCCCGTATGCGCGCGGTACAGGATCGACCACCGGAGGCTGCTCGAGCTCGCGGGCAAGCCCCCACCGTCGGTCGCTCCCCCCCCGATCGCCAAACCGGACGAAGAGGCGCCGGACACGCCCGAACCCGCAGCCGCACCGTCTGGTGACGACACCCGGGCCGAGCTCGCCAAGCGCGTCGAGGTGCTCGCGCGTGCGTGGCTCGAGGTGGCCGGCGACCTGGACCTCAGCCAGGAGCTGCTCGAGGGCCTACACGTGATCGCCATCGAGGACCGGCACCAGGATGGCCGCCTGAAGACGCGCTACATGCTGACGGCCGCCGACTACATCGGATTCGCGCTCCGCCGCACCGGCGCGTTCACCGACATCCGACGCCGATGGGTGACGCGCGCGATCCGCGAGCTCGCGTTCCGACTCCGCAAAGAATGATCACCCGCTGCGACGTAGGCGGCGCCGAGGTGTGCGGCGTTCGTTGCTCGACTGCCGCACACGTCTGTGCTAGACGTGGCTCATGACGACGATGACGATTCTCACCCCCGACCAGTGGCGCCAAGAGTTGGGGGCCCGCCTGCGACGGGTGCGCGGCAAGCGCAGCGTCTTTGCCTCCGACGCCTCGGGAGTCGGCTACCGGATCATCTACCGGCTCGAGGCCGCCGAGAAAATGGTGGTGACGCTCTCGCAGGTGTACCTGTTGTGTCGCTACTACGGCTGCTCGCTGGCGCAGCTCATCGACCCGCCGCGGGGCGGAGACGCGGGACACTGGCCATCGGACGCCCCGTCGTGGCCTGTGACCGACGATTTGGTGCGCACGAGACTCCGAGAGCTCCGCCAGCAACGAGGACTCGGTGTCCGACTGCTGGCGAAGCGGGCCGACGACGAGGCTCACCGAGGCTCGGACGTCCGCGTGGTTGCCACGGTGCATCCATCGTGGATCCTCCGGATCGAGTCCGGAGAGTACGAGAAACTCGACCTGGTGCGGCTCGCCGCAATCTGCGGCGTGCTCGATGCCTCTCCTGCCCAACTCCTCCCGGAGGTGCTGCAGTGACCAGCCGCGTGAACGTGGACCATCACATTCACATCCAGCGCACGATCGAGCAGGTGACCCTGACGCTGCCGCTACTCGAGGCCCTAGACGGGCACGTCGCGCAGAAGCTCACCGGCAGCCATCCCCCACATCCGTGGCTCGTCCAGCACCCCGAGCAGCCCGACGCGCTCATGGTGGTGGAGCGCTTCGATCTCCCCAACCTCGACTAGCGACCCCCGACCCCGACCCTGACGTGAGATGACGATGACCGCAGACGAGACGACGACGACGCTGGCACCGTGGGACCCCGAAGACGGACGCCGAAAGACCTACCTTGCAGCCCTGCGACGAGGCGACGTCGACGCAGTGATGTATGCCTTCCTCGGAGACGCCCCGCTCACCCCCGAGCTGCGGAGGCTCGGCGAGTACCTGGTGGAGGTGCGGCGCCAGTCCGTGGCCGTAATCGGCCAGCACGAAGCGTTCGTGCGCCACACCGAACACGGTGACCTCCACCAGGTGGTCGCCCCCGTGAAGCTGTCCATTCACGACGGCACGCTGGTGCGGATCCCGGAGCGCCGTTGTCGGGTCTACACGGACAACGGCGAAGAGGTGAAGGGCGAGGCCGATCGGAGCCGATGGTGGGAGTGGCGAGACGTCTACACCCGCAAGGCCGTGCTCACCTACGAGGCATACAACCTAGTAAACCAGGTGGTCGGATGCTCGGTGGTGCAGCCTCCGCTCGTGACCGTGGACGGTGAGCAGCGGGCGAACCCCTACACCGAGCGGGACCGCAACGGGGACCTCATCCGCATCGTGATCGGCATCCACGTGGCCGGGCCGGCGCCGATGACCGGAAACGTGGTGGTGGTGCAGTACCAGCTCGACCTCGACCCCCGGGCCGACCTGCACCACATGCTCTCGGGCATCCTACGCCGACGTCCCAGCGATGAGGACGACAAGCTCACCGACATCACGGGCACGCCTCCCGTCCTGCTCATGCCGCGGCAGCACTTCACCGAATTCGTCGAGGAGCAGGCCGCCGCCGACCCGTCGCAGCGGTACGCGTGGCACTGGGTGCCCTTCACCGGCGGGATCGGATACGCGCACAACCTCCAGCACCCCGAGATCATGAAGGTGTATGCGAAGTACATCGACATGATCAAGTTTGCGCCGCGGAAGGCGCAGACCGTCGCCCGTCGAAACGCGATGAAGGCGCACCCCGCGCTGGGTCGCCAGACGGTGCTCACCGACGACAACGGAGAGGCCGTCGTCAGGGCGGTCGGCTGGCGGTCCCCCAGCGGCGACCTCGACATCTACACCCGCGCGCTCGACTCGGTGGCAAGAGGGCATCGTTCTCCGGCCATCCACGTCATCGAGTCGAGCGCCGCTTACATCCCCGAGGAGGACCGGACCGGAGATCCGGACCTCGACCCCGAACTCGAGGATGACCACCAGAGCACCGAGAAAGCGGACGACGACGAAGCGCTGCACGCCCAGTTGCTCGACGAGCTCGACGAACTCGTGTCCAACATGACCGCCAAGCAGGCTGTCGCGATCGGGTACACCGGCCGCGAGGCCGATCTGGACCTCGACGCCCTGACGGCGTTCGTAGGTGCCGCACGTGAGCTGACGAACGGAGCTGAAGAATGACCACCCTCCTGACCAATTTGTCCGCCGATCTGTACGAGGGCCTCGAAGTGAGCCGGCTCGAGCTCGCTCCGATCACGCTCGTGCGTGGGCCGAACGAGGCCGGCAAGTCCCTACTGCTGTCCATCCCCGGGCGACTGCTCCGGGGGCCTGCGAAGGGCGACGACGGAACGTGGCGAGCCGACGGCACCTGGCTACTGCCCGGCGGACGGATCGACGTCAGCCGTACCTGCGGCAGGGGGGGCCACACCGTCCGGCTCAACGGCCAGAACACCCGGGTCCGCGAGGCGGACCAGCGGATCGCTGCTCGGGTGGGCAACGCATGGAGCTGGTCACCGCAGGCGTTCGCCGATCTGAGCGGGCGCAAGCGGACCGGTGAGGTGCGACGCTTCCTCGACATGTCGTGGACCGTCGGGTGGGTGCAGGATCAGATGCTGGCGGATCCGGGGTTCCCGTTCACCCTCAACGAGTTGCACGCGCTCCTCCCCCCCGACGCGCTCGAGGTGTCGTGGTCCGATCCGACGTCGCCCAGTGGCCAGGCGTACCTCACTGCCCTGGTGGAGGGACTGCAGGAGGCGTGGCGTGCGAAGAACGCGGAGGTGAAGAACCTCCGCGGAGCTGCCGCGACCACCGCCCAGGACCTCGAGCGCCGGAAGCTCCCCGCTCGCACCCCCGCCGCGGTCCAGTCCGAGATCAGTACGCTCGACACGCAGATCAACGCGACCGAACGCGAGATCGGCAAGCACGCCGGTGCACTCGAGGGCCTGAAGGCCATCCGCCAGGCGGTGCTCACCGCCGAGCGTATGCTCACTGCCGCCGCCGACAGGACGCTCCGCGCCAAACAGGCGGTGAGCCGCCGCGCCGAGATCATCGAGAAGCGCGAGGCCGCCAGCCAACTCCGCGCCGAACTCGAGCAACGGGTGGCAGATCGCACCACCTCGCTGGAGGAGGTCACCGAGCGGCTGGGCGCCGCCGAGACTCGTGCAGCAGTCCGGACGGCCTTCGAGGCGTCTGCAGATTTGCGGGACTTCACCGCCTACGTCGAGGCCATCCGACTCAAGCACGAGAGCCTCGCCGCCGATCAGACACTGTGGAACCTGCTCGCCAGGGTCCGCGAGGCTTCAGCCAGCAGCATCGACGTGGACGTGGACCTCATCAAGGCGGAACGGAATACCGCACAGTTCCAGCTGGCCGCTGCCAACCGGCGCCTGGCCAACTGTCACATGCCGGAGCTGCCGTCGGACACCTCCAACGCCGACATGAACGGCATCGAGCCCACCAAGACAGCACACCAGACGGCACACGACGCCGAGCGGGAGGCCGCGACCGCCCTCGAAGAGCTCCGCGCCCAGATGGCCCAGGCCGAGGCCGAGGCCGGTGGAGCCGAGAGAATGGTCCAGCACCTCGAGCAACTCCAACAGCGCCGCACGGGCCTGTCGGCCGAGCTCGCGCAGCTCCAGGACGCGGAGGCCCTAAGACAACAGGCCATCGGGCTCGGTGGCCGCGAGGCAGACGGGATTCGGAGCCGCACCGCAATCTACGCCGCAGGCAAGGCGATCCGATCGCTCGAGTCCGAGCTGCTCGACAACGCCACCGGCTCGCTGCTCGGCGTCGCGGGTGCACTGACGCAGCGGGTGCTCCACGCGGACCTGCACCTCATGCTCGCCGATGGCGAGACGCACCTGGTGATCGGGAGCCGGCGGCTGAGCCAGTGCAGCCGCTCCGTGCAGAGCCTCGCACTCACCACCCTGCAGATCGCCGTGTCCACCAGGCTCGAGGGGTGGCGATGTCCGATCCTCGACGACGTGGAAATGTTCGAGCTGCCGCGGGCCGAGCGGTTGCTGGATGGCCTCGCCGAGCTCGCCGCCGACGAGGTCATCGACCAGGCGATCCTCGCCTGCGTCGGTCACGAGCTCGACGCCGTCACCGCGTGCCAGGATTCTGGCCTGGCGTCCGAGTCCGTCCGACACATCGACTTGGAGCGGAGGACGTGAGCACCGAGTTCCCGATCCTGTTCCAGGACGACATGGTGCGGGCCATCCTGGACGGAAACAAGACCGAGACGCGTCGTCTCGTGAAGCCACTGCCGCCGGTGCCCGGTCCAGACGATGCCAGTGGCATCGGATGGGGGTTTATGCCCCTGTCCGGGCGCAACCCCAGGCTGCACTACGCCACCGGGTCGATCTGGTCGTTGAAAAACGCCATGGGCGTGGACGCCAACGCCCCCATGCCGCGCTTGCGCAGCCCCTACGGGGGCCCGGGCGACCTGCTGTGGGTTCGCGAGGCGTGGCGTCCGGAAGAGGTGGACAACGTCAGCGGGATCCGGTTCCGCGCTGACGATGCGTTCGTCCCGATCCTCCACAACGCCGAGGCGGCCGACGCGTGGGTGCAGGTGAACACCCGCCGGCCCGGGTGGCGCCCCTCGATCCACATGCACCGGTGGGCCTGCCGCCTGATGCTCCAGGTGAGCGAGGTGCGGGTGGCACAGGTGCAGGACATCGACGAGGCTGGCGCCCAGGCGGAGGGAATCGACCCTGTGCCCGTACACGGTGCATGGGCGGGGCCGAGACAGGACGGGGGCCACTGGAGGAGTGCTCGTAAGCCGTTCGCCGAACTCTGGGACGCCATCAACGCCAGGCGGGGCGCGTCCTGGGACAGCAACCCGTGGGTGTGGGTGGTCACCTTCCGTCTCGTGAGGACGGCAGCATGATGGCGTGGGCCGTGTGGCCGGAGCAATGCCGGACCATCCAGATCCCACCGGTCGACCGGTGGGACGGTGAGCACCACTCCACGCGCTGTGTGAGCGACACACCCAACTGCGACGCGAAGGGCTCGAGGTTCCGCTGCGGCGACTGCGGCGCAGTCTCGTGCTGGTGCGTCGGTGGGCCTGACGACCTCTGCTATGACTGCTGGGCCACGTCGGTGGCCGCATGACGACGGGGTGGACGCTCGTTGAGCCGTGCTGTGGGTCCGGGGCGTTGACCCTCCACATGCTCGGGGCCAGATCGTCGCTCGTGCCGTACCAGGGGACGAAGTGGTCGCTACGACAGAACCTGGACGCTCAGCTCGTGCGGCTGGGTGCGTGGGGCGCCCCGTCGCGGGTGGTGCTCTCCGACGCCTCGTGGTGGGCCTGCGTGGTCGCGACCGTGCTCCGCGACCGTGAGGCGGTAGCTCGAGCACTGCTACCCATGGTGGTGCGTGGCGAGAGCGATGCGAACGCGCTGTACGCAGACCTCCAGAGCGCTCTCGTGCCCGCGGACCCAATCGAGCGGGCGGCCGTGCTGCTGTGGTTGCAGCGCATGAGCTACTCGGGCAAGGCCGTGGGGGATGCCGACGACCGATGGATCGTCCACGGGATCAGTAAGACGTCCGCCTACGGCATCGAGGCCACCGAGAGATTCGGCGCTGTCCCGCCGCTCGGTCGCGCACTCCTCAAGGCGGTCAACCGAGCCCCGCAGACCCAGCACGTCGAGTGCCATCGAGGGCTCGCGCCCGTGGTCGTGACCGGCCCCACCGTCGTCTACCTTGATCCCCCGTATGCGGGGACCCAGGGGTACCCGTCAGGCGGGCTGACGCGCGAGCAGGTGGCCGAGTACGCCATGGCCTGGTTCGGTGAGGGGGCTCACGTGGTGGTGAGCGAGGCGGGGCCCGTGGAGCAGCTCGTCAGCCACGGATGGCGCGCGGAGCGCATCCGTGGCCCCTCCCGCGACCAGGGCCGGCAGACCTTCCGAAGGGCGACCCACGGTGAGGAGTGGGTCACGGTGAGTCCGATGGGGGAACCATGACGACTACGACGACAGTGGCCGCGCCCACGCATTACGATCTCTGCATCGACGTGACTCGCTGGGCCGTTCACCAGGGGTGGTGCGACTTCGCTGCCCCCGAAGTCTCGTTGGGGAACGCAGTGTGTGACGTGCTCACCTGCGGACACGCGCCCCTCTCGGTTCGCATCATCGAGGTGAAGCGGACCCGCTCCGACCTCCTGTCGGACCTGCGCAGGGAGAAAATGCAACGCCGCTACGAGCGCTACGCGAGCCACAACTACCTCGCGCTCGGCCCCGACCTCTTCGACTCGACCGTTCGGGCAGTAGTCGCAGAGCGCACCGTGCTCGATGAGCTGGCGGTGCTGGGGTTGCCTGCGTGGTGGGGCGTGCTCCGTCTCCACCCCGGTGATGCGCGCGGCGCGTGGTCCATCCGACGAGCGCGGAAGAGCGCCACGGAACTGACCCGCGATCGTGTCGACCGAACCATCCGCGCCATCGGTCGATCCGCCACGTGGCGACTAATCCGCGACCACCAAGGGAGGCGGTAGTGACTGAAGAGGTCTACGTCGACATCGCAGCTCTGTACGAAGCCCTGGACCGCGTGCGCCGTCCTAAAGAGCTGTCGTGGCGGCAACTCGCTGGCGAGCTGCAGATCAGTCCGTCCACGCTGTCGCGGATGGGCGACGGGCACCGCCCGGACATCACCACGTTCGCGAAGATCGTGACGTGGCTGGGTGAGCCCGCCGAGACCTTCATCGTGGGCGGACCGAGGCCGCTACGCGCAGAGCTGTCAGAGCTGTTGAGACGGGTCCAGCAGCTCGAGGCCGGCATGGAGGGCACGTGAGATTCACCTTCGTCAAGCGGCAGCGGGGCCTGAGGCCGCCCGTCCGAGAGCCCCGCCGCACCCCCACAGAGGACCGCGTGCTCGAGGCCGATGGTCACGCCGCACTGCTCACCAGCAAGGAGGAGACATGACGCCGTACGCCTACACCGAGAAGGTGGTGACCTCCGACCTCGACTTCCTCGATGCGCTCGCCCGCGTTCGGGTGATCGCCCATCACGGCCGCAACCTGATCCGCGAGAACGAGGGTGCGGACATCCTCGACGGCGTGGAAGGGTGGTACGTCGCCCCATCGCAGGCCGAGCAGATCCGGCACCAGGACGTTCTGAACACCGACCTCGCCTGGGAGCACACCGATCACCTCCTGCCATACGTACAGGTGGCGTTCAAGGCCCCGCACGCACGCAGCCCGGTGAGGTTCACCTACGAGATCCGGCAGGTGTTCCACGGGCGGTTGATGAAGCTCCGCGTGCTCTCGATGCAGATGGACGTGATCACGGCAAGCACGCAGCCGCTCATGCCGTCCGAAGTGATGTCCAGGCAGGCGGAGTTCTACGCGCTGGCGGAGTCCTTCGTGCGCCTGTTCATGCCCTTGCACGACGGCGTGGGGGCCACGATCCACGCGGGTGACCCGGTCCCGCGTCACTTCCCGGGCGAGGAGACGTTCCACGCACGCACCCCGATCCTGATGCGGTTCTCCGCTGACGCTGACGACCACCACAACGAGGTGATGCGGACAGCCGCCGCGCCCAGCGAGCAGGGGAGCCGCCCCCGGACCCGCCTCTTCGGACCTGACGACAAGCTCATCCACTAAGGAGTCACCCATGGGAATGACACAATTCCGATTCTCCATCCGGACGGACCTGTCCGTCCACGCCACGGCGGACACGCCGGAGGGCATCGACCAGAAGCTCATCGAGCTGGCTGACGCTGGCAAGGAGCGCCTGACGGTCATCCGGTCCAGACAGATGCGGCTGCCGGGCGGCGACCTCCGATGGCACGAAGACATGGCGGTGGACGCCGGCACGTGGCTGCGGGTGCGCGGCGTCATGATGCCGGGCGACCTTACTCAGGACGTCCTCCACGACATGCACGTGCACGCGCTCGCCGACGGGGTGACCCGAATCACGCTGCTGATGAAGGAAGGCAGCGAGCACCTGTCCGTGTCCATCGGAGAGGGCACGACCACCGACCTGACCCAGGAGCAGGTGCGACGGTTGCTCCCCGCCCTGCGTCACTTCGCCGCGTTCGGGGCCCTGCCCGAGGAGAACACACCGTGAGCTACGTCATCGACGCCACCGAGCAGCAGTGGCAGACGCTGCTGAGCGCCTACCGGTTGACGGTCCAGCAGGCCAGCGAATCCAAGGACATGCCCGAGACGGTCGTCACCCAACTCACGGAGATTCTCCAGGTGCTCGAGGCCGGTGTGCCCCTCGACGACTACGGCATCGGATCCATCAAGATAGACGCCCGAGACCCGGAGATGCGGGGGGAGCTAGTGGCCGTCCTCCTCGAAGGGCTCGAGGAGGACGCCACCGAGGCCGAGGCCGAGGCCGAGCGGTTGCGCCAGCTTGAGGCCATGCTGCGGAAAGACCTACTGAGATAGCTTCACCCAACGTGAGAGGACGACGACATGGGACTAACGACAGAACAGAGCCGCGCGGCGCTCACTACCAGCCGCCGCACCTTCGTGCGGGCCGGAGCTGGCACCGGAAAGACCCGGACACTCATCGAGCGGGTGGGCTACCTCCTGGACCACCACGTGGACCCGCAGCGGATCCTGGTGCTCACCTTCACCCACTACGCCGCGGACGAGCTGAATAGCAGGCTCAACGCGCCGCCCGAGCTCTTCATGGGCACTATCCACGCGTGGTCCGCGAGGGTCGCCGCCGCCGCCCCCGAGGTGATGTGGCGGGCGCCCGGGTTCGGGATCTACGACGAGACGGATTACAGCGAGGTGGCGCGGATGGCCGCGTTCGACGCTGGGGTCGATGATCCGTGGAACCGGAAGGCCGGGACACTGCTGCGGGACAGCACCACATCCATGCTGCACCGCGATCGGATGCGCGCAGCGAACGCGCTCGGGTTCTCCGACCTACTCGACCACGCGATGGCCGTGCTCAATACGATCCCGGCCACCCATGCCGCCGTGTCGCCATTCCGGTCGTACCAGCACGTGCTCGTCGACGAGGCGCAGGATCTGACGCCGCGACAGTGGGATCTGATCGACATGGTGGCCGACGAGGCTCACCTGTGGGTCGTCGGGGATCCTCGACAGGCCATCTATCGGTGGCGCGGGGCCGTCCCGTCCGAGCTCGCTACCCGGCGGTGGGCCGAGGTGGTGGACCTGACGCACAACTTTCGCTCAACCGGCGGGATCGTGGCCGTCGCCAACGCAGTGGAGCCCAAATATCCGGACCTAGTGGCCACCGTCAGGGAGAGCTCGGCGGATGTCCTGTGCCTAGTGGGAGACCACCCAGACCACGAGCTCTCCCTGACCGCCAGACACATCGACCAGTTCATCGGCGAGGGCCACGCACCGGGGGACATCGCCATCCTGGGCCGGACCTGGGCCCAGTTGGGGCGGCTGCACCAAAAATTGATATCTGAGGACATCCCGGCGCAGATGCACGGGCCTGTGGTCGACGCGTGGACCTCCACGGTCGGCCGCGGTGCTGCTCTCTACCTGCGAGCGCTGGCCAGGCCGTACGACGACGAGATGCTGGCCATGGCGCTGCGTAGTCTGTGCCCGGGCACAGAGTCCGCCATCGCGGACCTGCGCAAGGAGGCATCCCGGAAGCGCCTCAGCCTGCTCGAGGCCGCCCGTGAGATTGGGCTTCTGCCCACTCCCCAGGGCGAGGAATCGAGCATCGATCACCTCGATGCCCTGGTGGCGTACCTGGGCGTCGGGAGCGAGGTGTACCGCCTCGTATCGGACATGCGGGAAATGCTCGAGCGTCCGGACCTCTGCACGCCCGCACGGTTTGCGCGGTGGTGGCTCTTCGCGCGGAGTGCGCAAGACCACCTCACCAACGCCGCCGACGCGGTGCAGCTACTAACCATCCACGCGGCGAAGGGCCTCGAGTGGCCCTTAGTAGTGGTCCCCGGATGCCTTGACGACATCCACCCAGGCCACACGCGCACCCCCACCGCCGAGCACGAGGCCCGGAGCGTGTTCTACGTGGCCGTCACACGTCCTAGCACGAAGCTCGTGCTCACGTGGTCGACCTCCTCGTGCAACGAGGAACCCCTACCCCTCAGTCCCTACCTGCCCCGGACCCTGCTGGATGACCTCTCCACGTAGCATCGACGTCCCTGCACGATGGTGGGCGGCGTTCACCGTCTACCCCGCCAGCCCAGCCATGCGTCGGATCATGCTCGAGCTCGCCCGCCTCCGGTGGAGCGGCGACCACCACGATGATGAGGTGGTGGTAACCGCGCGTGATCTCGCCGAGCCTGCACGGTGTGGCCACCGCACCGCGCACCTGATGCTGCGGGTGGCCTCGACCCCGCCACCCGACATTGTCGACAACGGATCGAAAACGTGGAAGGGTCGCGGTCTGCTCCGGCGCCGCCAGCTCGACGGCACGCGCAGGCACGCCTACCAGATCACCGACCCGTGCACGTGGTGGTGGCCGAGCGAGCTCGAGGCTGCTCGAGGACTCGCGCTCGCCCAAGAGGCCGCGACGACACCCCAGCCAGTGGGCCGCGGCGCCGCAGTCGCCGCCGCCGAGACGCTGTGGGCGCTCCATGACGGTGATCACCCTGTGCTGCGGCAGTCACGTGACCCCCGGTGGCCGCGGTGGGTGGCGACAATGGAAGGGCTACTCGACCGCGGCTACTCGCTCGGCGAGCTCCAGGAGGCGATGCGGGAGGCCGCGACCGATGCGTTCTACCGCGAGCGGCTCCAACGTCACGACGCTGACGAACTCTTTGCTGGGCACTTCCCCGCGTTTCTGCAGCGCGCTCGAGTCCGAGACCAGTCACCGCCGCCGCCTCCTCCGCCGCTGGTGTACGGCACGGGCGACCGGGTGCGGCTGCGGGTGGACGGTGGCCCCCCGGTGGAGGGCGCCGTGGTGGAGATCCTCGACGACGGCCGGCTACGGATCGAAGTGCGCCGCCGCAAGCCGCCCCACACACTGCGGACTGTGGTGCGTCGCGCTGCCTTCGTCCTGCCTGCCCACGGGCGGTAACGGAGACGGGTCGGTATGCTGGTGGTGTCTAGGAGGCACCATGGCCGGCCCGGCAGTAGTCGTTCCCTACCCGCATGAACTGCACACCTCGTTCGTCCGAGGCGGACTCCACGGGGGCACCCGCACCCGCACCGGCGAGATCCCGCACATCGACGACGTACTGCGTGTCTCCCACGCACCGTCGGTTGGGTGGGCCGGCTCGCGAGCCACCGTGGCCGCGTGGGTCGAACTGTCCGAGGCGTGGGTGGCCGATGGCGGTGAGCCGATCCGGCTGACGCACACGATCCGGACCGGAGCCGCCGCGACGGGCATGCGCGCGGGGTGGGAGCGCTGGGTGGAGGCCGGGCGGCCCGGACCCGAGGACCCGCGCTGGCGCCGCGGGATGCGGATGGCCTATGTGGCGCCGCCGGACGGCACGCATCACCAGTGGGGCGCCGCCGTGGACTTCGACGTCAAGGCCCTGTCCGCCGACGGGTTCGATCGCGGATCCGACGAGGTGCTCATGAAGCTGTGGGATATGGCCGATGCCCACGGGTTCAGCCCTGTGATCGGCCACCCGATCGCGGACCAGTCGGAGTCATGGCACCTCGACCACATGGGCCCGCTCCGGCTGGTGTATGTGGAGCTGCGGTCGATGTACCGCAACGCCTACAACGAAGTAGCCCGGATGGGCTGTGCGCTAGCCGGGACGCTGCACGACGACACCGACAACCGGATGGCCAGGTACGTGCAGGCCAGGCTCGCGATCGGCGGGTTCGTCCCCGGGCGGTGCGACGGGATCATCGGCCCGAAGACCCGGGCCTCGCTCAAGGAGGCCGGGGCACCCCCGGCCGTCGTCGACAAGGCCCGCCAGAACGTGCCCGCGGTCCGCGCGTGGCTCAAAGCTTCCGGCATCGGCTCGGCGGAAATGGAGTCGCTGTGAAGACCGCTGCCATCGCTGGCCGGATCGCGCAGATCCGTGAGCGGTTCGAGCGAGAGCGCCTGCTCGGCGATCCAGACATGGCCTGGCTGCTCGCCGAGGTCGACCGGCTGCGAGACGACCGCGCCAAGCTCGCCAGGATGCGCGGGGTGCCCACCCTGCCGACCAGCGACGCCGATGAGGCGCTGATCGATGGCTACCTGGCGGAGGACTAGCGCATGCGCGACCGAGACCCAGAGACGTGGGACTGCACCGGCAAGTCCTGGGGCGACAACACCGAGGTGGTGAAGGTCATTGACGACGGCGCCCGCTTGAGGTTGGTCGGATGGCACCGGCAGGCGCGGCGATTCCGCGAGGGTGACTACCTGCTGATCCGAAATGGCAGGGACACCACGCGGTACCGCCTCACCGAGGTGTCGACTTATCTAGACCCGCCCGACATGTGGAAGGGCTGGGCCGAGTTCGCTCCGAGAGAATCAAGGCGGAGGACTAGCGCATGACGCATCAGCGTGTGGCTACTCCTCGCCTCCATCTGGTGGCAGGTGGTGCACATCGACGACTCCATCCACCGTGCGGAGGCTGCATGTCAGGCCGCCAAGTGAAGACCGCCGCCAACCACACTGAACAGAGGAGTTGAGACCATGGGCACCCGACACGACTACTACAAGGCCACCGACATCACCGACCCTGCGACCTTCGAGTGGGTGGGATCCGACGGCTGGGATGGCTACCCGTCGGGCGTTGCTTCGGACGGGCTGAACGCCGAGATGACCGAGGCGGAGTTCGACGCCTACGTCCAGGAGCATGTGGCCATCAAGCCCGACCGCGGATGGCCATGGCGATGGGAGGACTCTGGGACCACTGACTTCGCCTACGTGTGGTGCGGCGGTGCTGTCTCTCTGAGCTGCTTCGGTCGGAAGCTGGTCCCGTTTGTCGACGAGCACGACGACGAGGCCAACTACATGGACGGTCCGAAGGTGCCGTGGCCCAACATGTCGGTTGTCCAGCGCGTCGAGATGGGTCCGGACAGTGGGCTGATCGTGCTGACGGCGCCGAAGGGCGGCGCCGCGTGAAGACCGCCGCCATCTGGTGCCGAGCCGAGATCACCGACCCGCAGGGCCGCATGGTTCGCTGCATGCTGACCGGTGGGCACGCCGGGCCGTGCCTGGCCGGCGGGCCCATCTGCGACGGGTGCGGACGAAGCACCCATCAAGACGACGCCTGGGAGATGGCGGACGGCTCGGAGTGCTGCGGCTCCTGCGCGGCTCCTGGTCAGCTCTGGGAGGACCGCAATGAGTGACCGATCCAACGTGATGCCCGCCGCCAATCGTGACGAGCGCCCGCCGTTCGTTGAGAACCGCCACGGCCTCACCGACGAGGCGCTGGAGCTGCTGTACGCGGTGTTCGAGGCTGGCCGTCAGTGCGGCTACGCCGTCGGCCACCACGATGGGTCCTTCGATGAGGGCTACCGAGGCGACCCCGACGGGTACTTCGAAAGGCGCTGGGGCGAAGATGGGCTCGGCGAGGAGTGGGCCAGCGCCTTCCTCAAGCTCGTGCCCGCGCCGCTCCTGGGGGTGTCGCAGTGACCCGAGTGAAGACCGCCGCCAAGCCGCGCCGGTTCCGGTGCGAGATGGAGACCAGCGGCCGGTCGATCGTGACGTTCGACATCCCGGCCCACATTCCGGATTCGGAGATCCCCGACGACCCGGAGGACTACTTCGCGTTCATCGTTCGGGTACGGCGAGAGGGTGACCTCGACTTCGTGCACGAGGAGGAGATCGAGCGGGGCTTCGACAACGTGAACGAGGTCGAGCCTGTGGAGGGGGTGTCCCGTGGCTGACCCCGTTGTGAAGTCCGCCGCCATCGTGACGCTGTACTGCCCCCGTGGCTGCTGCGAGGAGCGGCCGGTCAAGGTGACCGACCAGGCCGAGTACTGCTGCACCAAGTGCGGCCGGCTCATGACCGAGGACAACCCGGACGACCTGCTGCGGCAGGCCGCAGAGGACGCCCTAGAGCACGCGATTAGGCGAACGTCGGCCCTGCGGCGGTTCGCCAAGAAGTGGGGGCGGACCGAACTGTCCGATCTGTTCGACGACGTGCTGGCCTCGGAGGTGCCCGATGCCCAGCCCTGACGTGAAGACCGTCGCCATGGGCCACATTCGGCTTGGAACACTACCGCGCACGAGGTTCGAGCTCGTGGCGGATGGCTGACGGTGATCCCCGGAACCCCGGCCCGCCAGTTCATCGGCCTGGCGGTCGAGCGACTCGAGGTGCTGGCCAAGCCGAGCAATCAAGAGCCGTCACCAGCGCTGGCCGGGGCCACCCCAGCGGAGTGGGCGGAGTGGGCAGGGATCGGACACGACTCCGTGCACCACGCAGTCGACGGCCTGCTGGACCCTGGCATGGAGGTGGGACCCTACCCACCGGACGACATCGCGTGGAGCGCCCTGCGACGTCTCACGGCGCGCGGAGTGACGGAGCGGGTACCGGGTCGACCGATCCGGTACCGCCCCCTTTGGAGGCCATGATGGGCGGCAAGAAGCCCGAGGCCGAACGCTGCGGCGCCAAGACCAAGCGCGGCACCTACTGCCGAAGCCACCCCCTCACGGGGGCCAAACGATGTCGGCTGCATGGAGGCATCCAGCAGCAGCCATCGCACCAACCCCACAACATCAAGACCGGCCAGCACACCGTCGGCACCCGGTTCGCTCGGATCTCCGAGGACGCGCAACGCGCGATCGACGAGGCCATGCGGGACCCGCACCTGCTGGACGTCCGGCAGGGTATCGCGTTGATGCGCGTCCAGCTCACCGAGGCCCCGCTGGTGCCCGACGACGACCTGGTGGAAGCGATGGCGCGGCGCCAGAAGGCGAGCGCGCTCCAGGGGCTGACGATCTCGGACCCGGACGTATACGAGCAGCTCACCAACCCGTCGGATGCGGATCTCCAACTCGCCCGCGTTGCGTTTCTCGAGCGGGCCCTGCCGCTCGCGGACCGCTTCACCCGCCGCACCGTCGACGCGATGCGACAGATCGAGGTGGGCCGGATGCTGCACGACAGCGTGGTGCCCATGTTCAACGAGATGGGCCTGCGACTCTCGAGGCTCGTGGAGCAGTACGTGCCCGAGAAGGACCGCGCGTCGTTCCGCGCGTCGTTTAGGCAGGAGTGCCACCAGGTGGTGGCCAACCTCTACGCGATGAAGGCGAGCTCGTAGATGTTGGCCGACCTCGAGTCCCCTGAAACCTGGACCGTTGACGGCATCGACTTCGTGGATCAGGGCGACGAGGGCGGAGCCGCGCCCAGCGCGATCCTGCTCCCCGACAAGCTCATGGGGGCCATGCTCTCCGGGTTCGGCGGGGGAGAGTCGCCCGTCGACGCGTGCGCCAACACCTACGAGTTCGTCCGCAAGTACGGACTCACGATCGAGGGCGAGCCGTTCGATCTCGACGTCCGCTACGCGCACCTGGCGGACATGTACCAGGACCCCCACCCGCGCAAGGTCGCGATGGCCGCGGCGCAGACCGGGAAGAGCGCGTGGGTCTTCGCCAACCTCGCACGGGACGCCGCCGGCCCCGGGTGGGGCAAGATGCTCGGCTACTACTTCCCCGACGCGCATCTGCCCGTGGCGTTTGCTCGAGATCGCTTCAAGCCGTTCCTGCGCAGCAACCCCGAGCTCGGCGCGATGCTCGGCGCCGAGCAGAAGCAGCGAGGCGGCAAGGGCGTCAACAACACCCTCACGATGACGTGGGGCGAGTGCACGCTGTTCTTTTTGACGATCAAGGGCAAGACGGCCACAGAGGGCCTGCCGCTTAAAGGCACGTACTACGACGAGGTGCGGCGGATGGAGCTGGGCGACGTCGAGCGCGCCATGGAGCGCTATTCAGCCCAGTCCGACCCCATCGACATCAAGGTGAGCACGGCCGGCTATCCCGAGACCGACATTCACCACTGGTTTCTCGAGAGCGACCAGCGCTACTACCACACCGCGTGCGGCTGCGCTGAGGGCATCGTCCTGTCACTCACCTGGCCCGACTGCGTGCTGGACCTCCGACGAGCCACCCCCGGCCTGCTCAACAAGGTGCGGCACGCCTACTCGCACGCTGGGATCCCCTACCTCGGGATGGACGACCGCCAGATCGAGGAGTTCGCCCACGCCACCTACTTCTGTCCGAAGTGCGGCGAGATCATCACCGACCCGCGGATGGGGTGGTGGGAGCCGCACGCCCCTGGCGCCTTCACCCACGGCTACCAGATGCCGCAGTGCCTGAGCTGGACCTACCCGGCCGGTCGCCTGTTCCAGAAGTACGAAGACGCCGTCGACCAAAGCGAGTTCCAGAAATCGGGACTCGGACTACCTCACGTCGACCGCGACAAGATGCCCGTGCAGGACGAGCACCTATGGGCCTGTGTCGACGACGAGATCCCATGGGGCGAGCACCTGACGGACGCACAGCGCGAGCGACGGATCCGCAACTGCGTGATGGGTGTCGACGTGCAAGCCGGCTACCTCTGCGCCGTGCTCAAGTGCCCGCACCCGTCCGGCCGGCACCGCACCGTGCAC